ACCTGAGACTTGCTTCCTGGAATGATCGCATTTGCAAGTGGCTTAGTCATTCATCTCTGAATCTGATGTGGTGTCTTCGCCCTTAGCGTCGTCTTCTGGCGAGATTTCATTTGCCGGAAGAAGCTTCTCAGGAATAATCCAGAACTTGCAAACGCCCTCGGGCTCGATGTTGCCCAGGACGATCTCACATTTCTTTGCACCACGGAAAAACACACAGTTAGAGCAACGCATTTCCCCAAAGGGAGACTTGTCTGCGTAATGGGCACCATCGGCTCCAGCCGACTGGTCGAACTTGCCGAAGCTGTAAACAATCTGCTCGACTACTTCGTAGATTGCCTCTTGGCGATCTGTCAGTCCGTCCTTGGAATCATCCTCATGATCCATAACATCATTCTCACCGGGGCCACTGGTGGGGTCTTCCATCATGTGCTCAGACATTGAGATCTTGATTTGAGAAAAACTATCCCAAACACCACATACCATCTTCGGGTCAACTTTTGCGTCCCAGAGGTCGCAATACCGACCGGAATAATGCACGCATGTTCGACAAGACTCTTTTGAGTCTTGCGAGGCGTGATAACCCGCATCTGCGGGGGGCTGGTCTAGGATGCCGTCGTCGATGTTTTCAAGCATGAAGGAGCGCCTTCCTATTGAGGATAGCCTTGTTCAATAGGTTGACGCCACTAACAGCATCGTATGAGGTACGGCTAGTGATTGTGGCTTTCAGCGGAGTTTATTTGCTCGGCTACCACGAGAGCATTTTCAACAACATGTTGGTACGCATCGATTGCGCCTTGCTCAATAAAATTGGGGGTCTCTGGGATTGCTGGCGGGTCCACGACAAGTTGATCAATTCCATCTTGGTCAATTGCGCTTGGATCAGAAAAAATAGCAATCCATACTTTTTTCCTCTCTTCTCCGCCAAGAGGCGGAATCGTTCCGCCAGACTTCAGTATCAGAGATCCGTCCGGGGCTACCCCGTTGTAGTCGTCTGCGACGCCGGAGGGAGGAGTCGCACTAGACATAACAATGCCTAGATAATTTGCAGAAACATATGTTCCGTCTCCAAGGGTTGCGCTATTTCCTTCAATACGGACTGGCGTTGCAAAACCCATGTCGGCCGCCCTTGGCAGATCTTCAATAGAAACATGACCGGCTTCATCGCGTTTGTAATATTCGCGCATAAGCGCGTTCATAACATCGGAGGGGACAAGATCTGCAGTGTCTCCGCCAAGCTCATCCAGAACGCTTGCGGCAAGGTCCTCTGCAGTCTCTGCAGTGAGGCTAAAAAACGACACCATCCAGGTCATCATCATTAGGATCTGCTGGTTTCTGGTCACTGAGATTTCACCTGTTTGTAGAAGGAGAGATTGTTAGCAATTCTAGCATCGCCAGGGGCGAGCTCTTTTGCTTTTGTCGCGTGCACGATGGCTTGGTCTAGCAGCCCCATGTTCCAGGCGGCGATCGAGGCAAGGTCATGTGGCACGGCGCCCCACGATTCTGCTTCGTTGAGATACTCCAACGGGCGCTCTGTGATCGATAGCGCCCTTGTGGCGGCAGCGTAGGAAAGCTCCCACATTGAGGACTGGTAGTAGTGCATTGCCAGTGCAATCCATGGTTCCCTGTGACGCGGGGCGTCTGCAGTTGCGCGAAGCAGCCAGTTTTCTCTCTCTGCTGGCTCAAGTTGGGCCAGGAAACGGGCACTAGCAGATCGTTCTGCGCCCCATGTAGCACTTTGTAGCGCAAGATGCCTGCGGAACTCCTGCGCGGCCCTCTCGTTCTGACCGGCGTACATCAGCTCGCGAGCGTAGTAGAAGGCGTTTCTGTCGTCGTCTGGGTCTTCCTGAACGGCGAGCTCCAGTAGCGGCATGTACTGCGATCTGGACTTAGACGAGTCTGGGTGATGGTGGATCTCTAGACCCTGCGGCCACCACTGGACCTCTGGAGTCTCGCCGGGGGATCGCATGATCACCTCGTGGACCGGATGCTTCCAGCGATAGCCGTGCCTGCGGTGGATCTTATCTCCGCCGTATACGAGACCCTCTAGTCCACCCTCTTCCCACGACCAGACGTACTTGTACCGGGGTCGGGTGGCAAATTCAGGGACAGACTCGATCGCCTCTCTCCAGCCGGGCAGGAGAACCTCGTCCATGTCTAGGGCGATGCAGAAGTCAAAGTTCTCTGGGACGAGATCCAGCGAGGCGTTTCGGGCTGCGTCGAATCGCCAGGGCGAGAACGCCTGAACCTCGCAGATGATCCCCAGAGACCTTGCAAGATCTACGGTCTCATCTGCCGAGCCCGTGTCGAGGATGACGTGACAGTCCGCGTCCTTGGACGACTCATGCCAGCGCTTAACAAACTGCGCTTCGTTCTTGGCGATCGTGTAGACCGCTATGCGCATCAGTGCCGGTGATCCTCTGGGTAGGTGCGTTGAAGGCGCTCCACGACCCCCAAGCCGGGAGGCTGCTCTTGCTGAACGGTAGTGCTTTGAATAAGAGATTCCTCGCGCTCTCTGCGGAGCCTCTCCATCATTGCGGGAGATGAAAAGCCTTCGTAGTGATCCAGACCCCTGGGCTGCGTGCGATACTCGGGATACGAGAGTGGCCGACGCTGCTGAGGGTCAAGCACAAATGCTTCCGGCAAAGACTCTACGTCTACGTCTATGCAGATAGGAACGTGCCGATCACTTTCTTCAATCTGATCCGCGTCGCGATTCACACGCCACAGCATGTTTGCAATGCAGATTAGATCCGCCTCGTCGTCCAGCGGCCCAGCGATCTCCATGGCGCGAACCGCCAGCAGCCGGGCCTCGGTGGGGGATAGGCAGAAGAAGCCGTGGACGTACCCGGTAAGGGCGATGATGGCTGGGTCCAAGGTCACGAGTAACTCTTCTGCGACCTGAACAGCTGCTTGTAGCGAAAGATGCTCTGACGCGTTGCCTTGAGCCATTCGGTCTTCATCTCCTTGGTGCTGAGCCCCGTGCTGCTCTTCCAGTCGTCGCGCTTGAATGGAATCAGTTGAACTACCGGGGTGCCTACTTCAATGGTCCCGACGAAGTTCTTTTTGATGAAGAAGGGAAAGTTGATCGGCTGTGGGTACCTATCGGTGTCCACGATGCCCGGCAGGGCGTGCATGCGGTAGTCGTCGCTCCATAGAGGTGACATGAAGAGGGTGGAGTACCCCGGGGGCGTCTTGACGATCCAGCGGTTGATCAACTTAAGCGCGACCGGAGACCACCTCTCGGTGTCGATCTTGTATTCCGAGATCTGCTCAAGGTTGTGACTCTCGATGAGAGTAACCCCGTCCACGGGCCAAGCCGTCTTCACCTCCCCGTTCTGGTTATGAGTGACGTGAAGGTCCTGCGGCATGGTCAGCATGTAGCCAGCGGTCATCGCGTCGAGGACCGGCATGCAGTGCTTGATCGTGCTGTTGAAGTTGCCGTACTGACCCACCTCGCGCTCAGGCGTAGAGTAGTTGGGCATGCGCTTGTACCAGTCCGGCAGAAAGTTCTTAGCCGGAGACGGAGGATCAAAGATCTCGCAGGCCTCCGTCTCTGCAAGGAACTCGATAAGCGCCGAACCCTGGCGCTCGCGGCCGAACACTACGCTTCCGCCGGAAAGTCTTCGCGCACTTTGGCCATTTCTTTTTCGATCTCTGCCAGGCACCACGTGATCGAGATCTTGCGATCTTCGATCTGATCGTCGTAGCTCTGCAGCGGATTAAATACCGCTGGTGCGCCGCCGGGATCGATGTCGGGGTTCGTAACGCGTTGGATGGCGCGTCGAGAGTCACGCTCGTCTGTGATGCGAACAATGGACTCGACTTCCATACGAACCTGATTAGCGATGTTGGCCAGGCGAATTGCCGATGTAGTGTTCATGCTTACCTCCTTTCGGGACTCTATCAGAAGGCCCTGATGGCGAAGTTCACCGACAGGGTGCCGGGGTCAACGGTATGGGTATGGGTAGATTCAGCGCTCATCAGCACGTTGTTGGTGGTAGAGGGGTAGGCTGTGTGGGAGTGGGTATAGTCTGCGTTCCCGGTGTAGGTATAGGCGTAGTTGCCGTCGGAGTTTCCTCCGTGCTGATGACCGCCGAAGGCGAAGCTGGTCGTGTTGGTGTTGCCGCGGCGTCCCTGGGCGTTAGCTCCACCGGCGATGTTAGGATAGTTATGGCTGTGAAGCCAGTTGGCATCGCCATGGCTATGAGACGACCCGCCCTCGTTGGTGCCGATGGTCCCGACGTTGACGGCAGGGCGATGGTTATGAGAGTTGCCCGCCCCGACGTTGCCCGTGCTGGTAACCGCCGTGCCTACGGGTACGCTCATCGACGAGCGACCTAGTGGCACCCTATCGCGGAGGTCTGGAACGTTCCAGCTGACGCCGTTTACCCCGCCGTAGGTGTTCAGCAGCAGGTCGCGAAGCTGCGTGTACTGCGCCCACGTGTACAGCGTCGCGTCGCAGGCGATGAAGCCGTTAGGAATGTTGTTGATGGTAGAACCATAGGTGCCAGCCGTGGCGCTGCTGCGCGGGGCCAGCATGATGATCGATCCGATCGGATACGGATTGTAGGCGTTGAGCACCGATGGATAGGTGCCGGTCGGTCCACTGGGTCCGGTGGGACCGAGAGACCCGGCTCGGTACAGCACCCAGCGCGTGCCGTTCCACTGATACCAGTTCAAGCCGTTTTGGAACGTCTGGCCGACCGTTGGGCTGAGGGGAAAGGTAGGCATCAGAGTTTGATGATGTAGGCCACGCGCACCGTGCCAAGGTTAGCGGCGGTGAGCGCGTGGTTGTGGTTGTTGTTGCCGCCCGAGAGCGCCTCGTGATAGGTGTTATTGCTGGAGGCCGTGTTGGTCACGGTAGGGGTGGTGTTGAAGTTATGGCCACTGACGCCCGACGCGTTCGACCCATGATTTACGTTACCCCCAGCGCTTGCGCTGTGGTTGACCGCCGGGCTCAAGGTGTTGGTGTAGTTGTTGAGATTGCCGTTTCGATGGTTAGCTTGTGCCCCGTTGTTGCTGCCGATGTTGTGGTTGTGGTTGACGTTCCAGGAGCCGTGGTTGTGGGACGAGCTGACTACCTCGTTGCCCATGGTGTACCCACCGATAACGGCGTTGGTGGTATGGGTATGGCCCTGCTCGGCAGCTAACGAGGCGTTTCCTTGATACGCGGCCTGAACCACGTAGGAGTTGTTGGAGGCGAAGCTGGTGAGGCGTCGTGCCTCCGGTAGGCGATCTACGAGGTTGGGGACCCGAAAGTAGTTAAGCGTCTCGGTGCCTACGTTGTAGGCGTTGCCTACGATCGCGTAGAGAGCGGTGTAGGTAGCGTCGCTGTTCAGGTACTGCGCACCGTCGCAGTAGACCCATCCGGTCGGTGCCGTGCCCGAGCTTGCGTACGGCTGCACAAACCCAGGCGGGACTGGGCCAGTGGGACTTGGTCCGCTGGGTCCTGTGGATCCCGTGGGACCCGTAGGACCCGTAGGTCCGATTGGTCGGTTGGCGATTAGCGTGGGCATTAGATCTTAATCACGTAGAGGAGTTGCGAGATCGGAAGCGTATACACGTGAGAGTGAGCGGTTCCGACGGAGGCGGTTCCGCCCTCGGTGTTAGAGTTGGCGGCGCAGTTGTGATAGTGGTAGGCGTTTGTGAAAGCGATGCCGGAGTTGCCCATGGCGTTGCCCGAGCTCGTGGTGTGACCGTGCCCCGCCGCGTCGATGCCGGTGAAGTTTACGGTCCCACCGTTGGTGGACGAGTTGCCGCCGGTGCCGTCCATGTTCCAGCCGTGTCCGTGGTCGTTCTGACCTACGCCGTGGGAGTGGTAGTAGTTCACGTCGTTGGTGGTTCCACCGCTGATGGTGCAGGCCCAGGTGTGCGTGTGCGCTCCCTCGTTGCCCGTGGAGGCGTTGTACGTCGTGCCCGACGAGCGCGCCGCGTTGCTGACCACGGAGGGCGTGTTGAAGCTAGCTGCGCCGCGCGGAAAGCGCGCCGGAAAGCTGGGCAGCTGAAAGTTGGTCGGGCCAGAACCGCCGTATGTCGTGCTGATAGCGTTGTACAAGTTGGTGTACTCGGGGTTGGTGGAGGTGTTCAGCGTCTGCCCGTTGCAAAGCAGCCAGCCCGCGGGAGCGGTTGCTCCAGCGTACATCTGGATGATACCCGACTGAAAGACCTCTCCCGTAGGGCCCGTCGGTCCCGTCGCACCGGTAGGTCCGGTGGGACCGATGGTGAGCGCCTCCATCTCCATGCGGATGAAGTGATCGCCGTCCGACTTGTACCGCTGGCCGTGCGTGCGCGTGGGCTCCTGCGCCTGCGGATAGCTATCCGGGCTAGGGTTTAGATCGCCGCCTGGAAACTGCTCGGCCACTTACTCTCCCTTGAGCTTACGGCGAGTCTTTTTGGGCTTGGGGTGAGTGTCCTTCACGGCCTGGATGCGAGCCGACATCTTGATCGAAAAGGCTCCGGCGTGAAATAGGTCGTCTAGCTGCTCCTCTACCTTGGGGTAGAGTGGGCGTCGTAGCACTCGATACTCCTCGGCAGACCAAGCTTCTTCCAGGCGCCCGATCTCAGCGGCGATCTCCTCGGCGTCCGGCTCGCTCTGCTCCTCGTCGAGCCAGCGCACCTCGTGCGAGTCGTCGCTGCCGTAGACCACAGACCAGTGCGCGTTAGGGCGCAGGCTGTGCAGTGCGTTCTCGATAGTGGGTCTCTTACTCATCCTGCAATCTCCATGTATACAGCATAGGACACCATGCGCTCTCGGTTGTCTCCAGCCGCGGCGATGGTGCGATTTAGATACAAAGTTGATCCACCGGCCCCGGTGTCGCGGGTCGCGGGGGCGTAGACGCGCGTGGCGGTAGTGACCGCGGGGACCACGAACGACAGCTTCATGTGAAACGGCGTGCTGTCGTTGTTGCTGTCGTAGGAACCGCCGATCGAGATGCCCGAGTAGCGGGTGTTGCCGATGTTGACGTTGTAAGAGGCTGGGTTGGTCATCAGCACGCCGTCCTGGTGGATTAGCCACATGTTGTCCCAGTCGTCGTCGTACTCGCCGTTGATCAGGTACTCCAGGACGATGGTGGACTGGGCGTAGCGCGGGGTCACCGTCATGGCGAGGTCGGTCACGGTCGTGCCGTTGCCACTGGTGGGAGAGGAGTACGTGTTCTGGGCGTCCGTGCGCTTGAAACCGAACTGAACGACCGAGCCGCGCGGGGTCACCGGCTGCCACGTAGAGCCCTTGTAGACCTCCAGCCAGCCAAGATCAGTGCGGTAGATCAGCTGACCGTCGAAGGCTGGGCTGGGACGCGCTGCCTCGCTGGCGATCAGCTGGTAGCGATCGTTGATCGCCTTGATCTCCGACTCCATGGTGTTGAGCACGGCCGCCGTCAACGGAGTAGATCCGTCGGTCTGCAGTGACGTGGTCGTCTGCAACGACGTGGTCGTCTTGAGCGCGCTGGTATCGGCCGTGAAGCCTGCTGGGTAGGGGCGAGTGTACGGCATCAGGCGATGGTGTTGGAGAAGCGTCGGATCTCCATGGCAAAGCCCATGGATACCGTCATCTCGTGGTTGTCTGACCCCGTAGAACCGAGGGTTCGATTGAGCGCCAGGGTAAAGACGCCCGTCGAGCTCGACCGAACCGCGGGGGAGTAGACCCGCGTAGTCGTAGAGCCGTTGGCGGTATCTATCCAGAGCATCTCGTAGTTGCTCGGGGTAGAGTCTTCGTTCCGGTCGTAGTTGCCGGTAAACATGCACGACCACTTGTTGTTACCTTCGACCGTGTTGTATCCAGCGCGATCCTGCCAGCCCGGCGGGTAACTGGCGAGGGTGAGGGGGGTAGCCAACGAGCCGTCTTGGTGTATCAGAAAGCTGGTGTCCTGATGAATCTCGCCGTTGATCATCCAGCGACAGAGAATCCAGGACTCTGGATAGCGCGGCGTGATGCTGATGCTGAGGTCGGTGATGGTAGTTCCGTTGCCCGAGTTTGCCGCTGAGTAGGTCGCACGGTTATCAGATCTGACATAGACCGTCTGCACCACCGATCCCGCCATGGCGATGCTCTGCCAGGACTCGTTCTGGTAGATCTCCAGCTCTCCGAGGGCCTTGTTATAGACGATCGAACCGGGCAGAACGCGCCCCGTAGGACGAGAGCCGCTGTTGAGCACGGTTTGAAAGATGTCGTTGGCCGACTGAACGCCGAGGTCCATGTTGTTGAGCACGTCGGCGGTGAGCGGCGTGCGGCCCTGGCTGCCGTCCTGAAAGCCCTGCGCGTAGCTCTTGGTGTAGGTCATCGCTGGATCTCCATGGCGATGCCGTAGGAGATCGACTGTTCGTAGTTGTCCTGCGTCGCAGCGTTGACCGTTCGGTTTAGGTAGAACGTGTAGGCCGTAGGTCCTGAGCCACGCACGGCAGGGGCGTAGGTGCGCGTAGCCGCGGAGTTGGCCGTGTCGTCGAGGTAGTGCATGCGCCACGTGGAAGGCGTAGAGTCCTCGTTCTGATCGTAGAACGCGGACATCATGCCCGAGTAGCGCACGTTGCCGACCTGGGAGTTGTAGCCTACGGGGCTAGAGGTGATCAAAGCGCCGTTCTTGTGCAGGACGAAGACGTTGTCCTGATGGAACTCACCCGTGATCATCCATCGACACCAGATGTGAGAGCTGGCGTACCTGGGCGTGATGGTCAGGTTCAGCTCTCCGACCGTAGTGCCGTCACCGGTAACTGCTGAAGAGTAAGATGTGCGAGTATCGCTGCGCACTACCACGGTCTGAAGGATCGAGCCCGTACGGCTGATCGGCCCCCATGCCGAGCCGCGGTAGAGCAGCAGCTCCTGTAGGTCTTGTCGGTATACGACCTGACCTGCGACCGGAGAAGACGGCATGGATGCGGCGCTCGCCACGATCTGGTACTGGTTGCTGGCGCGAAGGATGCCCTCGTCGATGGCGTTGAGAATCGGCGCCGTGAGCGGGGTATATCCGTCTACGCTGTTGCGGAAACCGCCAGCGTAGGGGCGCTGGTAGAGCTCGTTGAGGGTGAGACCGTCAAGGTCTAGGCTCGACTGGTTGAGGATGAACGGCACGGCCTAGGCACCCGGCTTTGGATACTTGTCCTTCACCGCGGCCACCTTGGCCTCGTACGCGATCATCTTCGACTCGTCACCCTGACGCATCCAGTACATCGCATCGGCAAACTCTGCGATGGGCGGGTACTCGTCGACGCGCATTCGCTGGTACTCGCTGTGGTCATAGGCCGCGCGCAGCTCGCTAAGACGAGCGTCTACCTCGTCCTGGGTGGGCGGAGTAGTCTCGGACAGCCACTCAATCTCGCCGTCTCGGACCACCCACTCCTCTCCGGGGCGAAGAGAAACTAGTGCGTCAGCTAGGTCTGGCTTCATGCGGCCCACTCCGTGATCGTGAGGTGAGACTCCCAGTTGGTTCCCTGGTTGATGGTTATGCTTCCTCCGTTGTAGGCCCTGATCTGGACCTTGAACACCTGCGCGGCCGTGCTGACCGCGGGGCCAAACCAGGACACCGTTGGTCGAGAGTAGAGATCGGAGGTTCCGGCATAGAACTGATGCGCCTGGTTTTGATAGGTCAAGACGGTGCCGTCACGGTTGATGGCGGCGCTGCTGCCTTGCGAGCTCGACTGCATCAGCAGCTCGGCTACCACCTCTAGTCGAGAGGTGGCTAGCTTAGGCGTGAACGTATAGGCACCACCGGTCGCGTCTATCAAGCTGCTGCTAGTGGTGGTTGTTAGGTTAGTGAACGTCAACCTGCCGATCTGGATCGGCGTACCGGTGTAGGCGCCAGCGGCAGCTGCGGCCGATGTGACGGCGAGCGCCTTCCACGTCGAGCCGGTGAAGATCTCTAGGGCTCCGATGTCGGTGCGGTAGGACATCATCCCGGCAGACGGCGAGATGCCCGCCGCGGAAAACTGAGCGGTTCTCGTAGCTGCGTCCGCGAAGTTCATCACGCTCTGCTGCATCAAGTAGCCGTTGACGTTGGCCGAAGTGAGAACCTCGGTCGTGAAGTTTCGTACGCCTAGACCGGGCATTAGGCTGGGTACCTCAGGATCACAACGCCGCTACCACCAGAGAAGCCACCGCTGCTGCCTGCTGGCCAAGAGCCGCCACCGCCGCCCTTGCCATTCTCGCCGTCGCCGTTGCTACGCCCCGAGCCCCCGCCACCATAACCAGCAACGCTAGTTCCGATGTTACCGCCGAGGTATCCGAGGCCAGCCCCAGCGCCACCACCGCCATAGCCAGTAGACGTACCAGTAATGCTACTCAACACACCAATTCCTCCGTTGCCGCCTTGAAGGTTAGACCCGTTTGTACCGGCTCCTCCGGCACCGCCGCCACCGCCACCGGCAGAGTTACCACCCGCGTCGCCATAGCCAGAACCACCATTGTTTCCCTGCCCAGCGGTTCCTGCACCGGCGCTATTTTGAGGAGCACCACCTCCACCGCCACCGCCGCCGGAGCCGCCCGTTACCGGTGCGCCGCCGCCGTCTCTGCTGCCGCCATTGCCCCCACCCAGGGAGGTGATAGAAAACGCGGCGATCGACGAACTGCCGCCAGACCCCGTAGCCCCAGCGCCACCACCAACAACCACGTTGGTCGCAAATGCCGTGCGTGTGGTAGAACCAGAGCGCACACCGCCCGCGCCACCACCTCCACCGCCGTTTGTTCCCGATCCTCCGCCACCGCCAACCACGAGGTAATCAATCGTCGTTGCCGTCATCCCCGCGGTAGGCTTGTGAAGAATAAACTCGGACGTGCCAACCGCAGAAAATGTGTGAACCCGGTAACCGGAAATGACGGTCATCGTTCCGCCTATGCCACGCGGCGTTTGATTACTACTAGCGGCTGCGCAGATCATGCTACCAAGTCTCCAATCGCTACCCAGATGTCGGTGCCGCGCTTTACCAGCGTAGCGCTCGACCACTGAGTGCGTAGCTTGAGCCCGGGCGTGCCGTTGACGGTAACCCCAGCGGTAGATGCGATGGTCGTTTGTCCGGTGCTGGACTGCAGGATTGTGACCTGAGCGCCGATCGGAAATGCCTGTGCGCTGTTCAGCGGCACAGTTACGGTGTTGGCCGAGGCGTTGTTCATCTCGACCATCTTGTTCCGGTCGGACAAAAGCAAGGTGTAGGAGGTGACGGTCTGCTGGTTGAGCGTTAGGTTGACCGCAAGCTCGGCGGTGGCCGTGGCGGCCTGAATGCCGTTCTCCATCACGGTCATGCGAGCAGCGCTGAGCGGATACGTCCCGTTGTTGTCGGCCCAGGTCTGTGGCGTGTACGGCATCAGGTACTCCTAGGCGATCGCGGTAACGGAGATCTTGGGCATGGAAAACTGCGTGGAGCCAGCTCCATCAAAGTAGAAGGTGGAGTGCAGGCGCTGGGTGTTGGCGGCGGTACTGTACGGGCGATACTGCATCTTGAGCGTCTTGAGGGAGGTCCAGGTGGCCTGGCGCCCCGTGTTGGGGTCAGCCGAGCCGCCGATCGCGATCGTCCAAGAGAAGACGTTGCGATCCTCGTCGTACTGCGCCGAGTGGTTGTGGCGGGCGTAGACGACCTCGACCCCGTCGATGAAGAACTTGTAGTGGGAGATGGCGTGGGCCGTCGAGCCCTCCCAGTTGGAGGCAAACTCAAACTCATACTCCACTCGGCTGGCCTCGGCGGGGGGCAGGTAGGCGATCGTCGATCCCGTGATGTCCACGTAGGAGTCGACGTTGGAGTCCTGAAGGGCGGTCACGTTCTGCACGGTATAGGTGCCGGAACGCACCGTTACCGATGACCCGTCGCACATCGAACTCAGGCGCTCGATGATCGCCCCGGGCCAGAGCTGGGACTCGGTGCGCCACGCGGAGCCGTTGTAGGTGTAGTTGAGCCCCGTGTCGGTCTGATAGACCTTGTATCCAGCGGTAGGGGAGCCAGGGCGGGCGGCCGCGTTGGCGATCAGGCGCTGGTTGGTAAACGTCTCCCAGGCCGATCCGTTGTAGATCTCCAGGGCGCCCGCGTCTACGCGCCACGTGACCGTGCCCTGTACGGGAGCGACGGGGCGCTCGGCGACGTTAGCGATGACGATCGGCATGCCCGAGGAGGAACCAGCCTCGACCCAGGCCGAGTTGTAGTACACGAAGAGGGTGCCGTCGTTGGTGTCGTACCAGAGGTCTCCCGTGACGGGCCCGGTAGGTCCTGTGGTACCGACCGTCGAGGCGCGTCCAGGGGCCCCTGTGGGGCCCGTCTGGGTCGTAGGGGAGGTACTGGGCCCCGTAGGACCAGCAGGCCCCGTAGGGCCCACTACGGTGGCCGGAACGAGGTTCCAGACCGTACCGTCGTAGATCCACGTCTGCCCAGAGTAGGTGTACGTCTGGTTAGTAGACGGACCGGATGGAAAGTCGATCGGCATCTTAGCCCTGGGCCTCGGTCCACGAGATGCGCGAGTAGACCGTACCGATGGTAGCGCCCGTGATCGGAACGGCGGGAACCGCGAAGATCGTGAGGATGTCTGGCCCGTCGGGATACTGCTTAGAGCCACCGAGGATGCCGTTGCCGAGCTCGCGGATGAAGACGATGTCCTGGTCGGTAACGCTGTAGACGTTCGACACGCCGCTCTGCTGGGCGTAGAAGCTCAGCACCGTATCTCCGCCCGTTACCGCCGTGCCAGACGTGGCCCCACCGTGATCGATGTACTGAGAGATCGATCCGTTACCGGCGTAGGTCCAGTTGGTGTAGGTCTGGAACGCGGTGCTCTCGGTGTTGATCTTGAGCGTGATGATGAACGGCGCGTTGGCGCTGAACACGGCGCAGGTCTTGAGCGTGAGCATCGAGCGGTTGATCAGGTTGCGAATGCCTAGATCGCGGGGAATACCCAGGTCCACGCTTGGAGCCAAGCGAATGCTGAGGATCGGCTTGGCTGCTTGTCCGCCTGCGACGCTGAAGTTCACACCGTTGGTGTTGAAGCCCGTGAAGAGGTACGACTTGTCTTCGTCGAACTGGCCGTCCATGATGACCGACGTTCCCCAGTGAGACAGGGCCGGTGCAAAGTTCTGATTGACCGAGAAGATCGTCTCGCCCTTGGAGGCGTTAGCATTCGCCGTTCGGCCGTGACGGTTGCGATAGGTGATAGACAGCGTGGTGTCGTTGGTCTTGGTGTACTTCATGTACTCCTGGTTGACCATGACCGTACCCGTGCTCGGGAACTGACTAGCGTCGGCAACGCTCAGGTTAAACGGCACCGCGGTCGCAGAGCGCATCGCAAAGTTGATAGTCACGGAGCCCGTGGTGGTGCTCTTGGCGGCCGTGATCGCGGTAATGGTAAACGTGTTAGCGTCGGTGACCGTCACGTTGTACGTGATGGAAGAGGGTGCTCCCGATCCCGAGAACGTCAACAGTAGGTTGTCTCCGGTAGCGAGCCCGTGGCCGCTCGACGTGATCGTAAAGGTCGTAGAGTTTACGGTCGAAGACCACGTTCCCACCGCGTTGTAGTTTGTAACTGCCGTAAGTGACGTGCGCTTACACCTGTTCATGATCTCAAAGCGTCCGGGGAGGTTGCCTGAGCGAATCCATGCCTCGGTATTGACGTTGTTCTGCGGTGCCTCGTGAACGTAGGTGATGGCGCCGTTGGTCGTACGAATGCCCCAGCGGATCTTGCCCGCGCCGTACCACGAGTAGTCAATAAAGAACATCTGCATCTTGTTCGGGTCTAGCGTGTAGCCAGAGGGGCCGGTGCCGTCCAGCGGATCAATCGAGAAGTTAGCCGACTCAACACGAGTCTCCACGGTCTTCAGGGCCTTGGTCTGGAAAGCCGTAGCCGTCCCGCGATAACGGGGTGCGATGATGAGTTCGCTGTCGCTCAGGATGTCGACGATCGCGTGGCTCATGCCTCGGATCACGATGTAGTCACCGGGGGCAAGCTGAGACAGGAACTTGGTGTTGGTTCCGTAGACGGTGCTGGAGCCACGAACGGCGGTGACGTTGCCCGACAGGGAGGTCGTAGAGCTGCGCTTTACCGCGTACAGCTTCTCTCCATCAAACTCCCAGAACACGCCGTTCTGCTCGTCAAACAGGCCCTCGCGGGTAAGCGCATCGCGCCACGCGGTCACGTCTACCTGCGCGATACCACCGGGGGTGGTATCGCTAGGAACGGAGGCGGCAGGAACCCAGACGACGAACTTCTTAGGCTCCGGCACCGACTTGACGACCAGGCCGCTGGCGTTGTAGGGATTGATCCCGGTGCTGACGGTGAAGCCGCGTAGGCGGACGGTAGCTCCGGTCAACACTCCGGTGGCAGTGTCATAGGGCGACGCAAGCCCGTGCTCCTGCTCGGTAGTCACCGTGCAAACGAGATAGTTACCATTAGAGGCCCAATCCGTAGAGTCCACCAGGATGTTGTTTACGTCGTACACCGGCTTAAGCAGGGATCCGGTGGAGAACTGAACGCCCTTGCCGGACTGGTAACGGAAGTACTTTCGGGTCTGGCGGATGATCTGCGCGTTCGGAGCGTTGCTGCCAGGGTTGATCTGAACGCCGCCGTCCGAAGATCGATGAATGGCGGTGCCCTCGGGGCGGGAGTAGACCAGCGAGTTGGCCCCAGTAGAGAGCTGCGTCGAGGCAGAGTAGTTAGCGACCGCGCGAGTGGTGTACTCAAACGCCATGTTGCTGTTTACCTTGTCAACGTAGAAGCCACCTACGTGATCAGCGGTAGGCTGGGTGGTGTCGATCACGTAGATGGGCGAACCCACGAACATGCCGTGCGGGTAGTTCATCGTCACGCGGGCGCGAGTGGTACCGTTGACGCGATCGATGGTGTTGACGGAGAAGTCCGACTGGTCAAAGAAGCCGCCGGTATAGATGCTCGTGTAGGGAGTGCGGAACTCCTGAGTTAGGGTGGCGTTGCCGCTGGTAGATCCGCTGGCAGCAGAGGTGACCGCAAAGGTGGTGGCCGTCGGAGCGGGACTGGAAGCAACCTCGTAGATGCCGCTGGCAAGCGAGCCGCTGGATGCCGTGATGTAGACCGATTGACCGATCTTGTAACCGTGCGAGGTGCCGGTGGTAACGGTGACCGCCGTCAGGGTGCGCGAGTAGGTGGCCGCCTGTGACAGCACACGAAGGCCTGCGGTGCGCCTAGGGATGTATCGAAAGGTCGTCGACGTAGGGACCTGGGTGATCAGGTAGGCGCCGTCCACGGAGGTCTCGTTGCTCGACTCCTTGACGATGATCGGCTGACCGACCGAGCGCCCGTGTGCCGCGACCGTGGTCACCTCCATCAGGGTCGTGATCAGCGGAGACGACCAAGAGTACGAGAGGTTCGTGCCCAGCTTGGAGGCTCCGACCTCGTAGGCGATGAACTGCTCGCCGCTGGAAACCGCGAGAAACTCGTAGGTCGCGTTGTAGGTAAACGGAGTGCGCAGGCAGATCAGCACGGTGGCCGGGTTGTTCTGCGGGAAGATCACGTCCCAGATCTTGTTGATGCCAACGCCCGAGTAGCTGTTGTTGCCCTCAAAGCGCACACGGTAGGAAACTCCCCACGTAGCGTCGGTGTAGGTCTCGTAGCCGATGTAGCTGACGTTACCGTCCTCGCCTCCGCCCGGATACGAGTTGGCGCCCACGTGGATCGTCGGGACGTTCGGGCTATCGGCATCCGCGCTGATGAACGAGGAGGTCGAGGCTACGCCGAACGAAACCCAAGAGTTGCCGTTGACGTTGATCTGCTGGTACGAGTTGCCCAGCAGCGTGACGGTCCATGGCACGGTCAGTCCGACGTTGACCTCGTCCGAGTTGGCCGTCCCATGGACCTGCGTGAGGCCTGTTCGGCCGCGGTCGGTGGGGGCGGCAATAGTGTTAAAGACGCTGCCGCTCGCAGCAAGAGGCGTGATGCGGCTGATCTGGTCGCCGCTCAGGAAGGGCTCGTTGGCCTTGACAAACACGGACGGCACGTTGTTGATCATGCCGACGCTCTCCCACTTGGAGGCCTGCAGCGAGTACTCAAAGTCGGTGTCGATCATCGCCTGCGGCATCGAAACGCGCAGTTTCTCAACCGGGTCCTGATAGGTAGTACCGGGGACGAATCCTTCGTTGAAGCTAGACAGGAACTGGCTCATGTTAGATGATCTTCCATCCGGTTGTGACGTCAACGTAAACGAGGTAGACGACGGCTCCAGCTACGTTGAGGACAAGGTTTTGTGCAATTTCCTCAATGTTGTTGCCGTTGCGCGCAACCGTTAGGCTCTTAGTGCCGAACGTACCTGCGCCGTCTTTGATCGTCACGTTATCGCCTGCTCCTGGGGTCGGAGGTAGTGTAATTGTAAAGGCGGCGGTGCTGGTATCAGCGATAATCTTGTCGCCCGTTGATGCAGTATAGGCGGAAGTCTTCACGAGCCAAGCCGTGGTTCCCCCACCACCACCACCGCTGATGCCACCTACCTGTACCCACTGATTGGACGTGCCGTCTTGCAGCCACATATAGGCGAAGCCCGTGTTGGTATTGAACCAGCCCTGGCCCTGTACCGGGGATGTCGGGGCAGTAGCGGAGGGGCCAAACAGCGTAACCCCAGAGGGACCAGTTGGTCCCGTGACCGTAGATACTGGACCGGTAGGGCCGGTCGGGCCCGGAATCGTCGAGGCATCTCCCTGTGCGCCGGTGGGTCCTGTCGGTCCCGTGGGGCCCAGGTCGCCCTGTGAGCCGGTCGCCCCGGGGGCTCCGGTGTTGCCTAGGCTGCCCTGCGGTCCCGTCGGGCCGGTAGAGCCAGTGGGTCCAGTGACTGTGGAGGCATCGCCCGTAGCCCCCGTAGGACCGGTAGGTCCGGTTGGGCCCGTAACGGTAGAGGCGGCGCCGGTTGCACCCGTGGGGCCGGTCGGCCCGACCCCGCCTGTCGTTCCGGTAGCGCCCGTAGGTCCTGTGGGTCCGGTGACGGTAGAGGCGGCGCCCGTTGCGCCGGTTGGACCAGTAACGGTGCTAGCTGCACCCGCAGCCCCGGTAGGTCCAGTAGGCCCGGTGGGTCCGGTAACGGTGGAAGCTGCCCCCGTGGGTCCCGTAGCTCCGGTGGGACCGCTAGGTCCGGTAGGCCCAACGCCACCCGTCTCGGTAAAGGTGATGTTGTCGGTGCCGATTACGATGCTGCTGTTGGTTCCGGTACCCACGCTCGTCATGATGAACGTCTTGCCCTGGTGGGTAGAGCCGTTGGTGACAAGTACAAAGTCGCCGTCTTGCACTTGCTGCGCAATGTTGTTGTCGTAGTCCGTGGCTCGCGTTAGCACCCAGGGGTTGCCACCTGCGCCGTTAGTACCCTGGGTCGTAACGAAGTAGATGCCGTTGGTCTTGGGGTCGGTGTTCAGCCAAAGGAGAACTCGCTCGCCGTTGGTGATGGTGTGGCCGTCCACGACCAGGCGTCCGTTGGACACAGCGGTAAGCGTTGCCCCCACGCCATAACCACCGTCGGCACCTAGAGATCCTGCCGCATACGTTCCCGTGCTTGCAGCCGTGGCTGCCGCATGCACCGAGTCATGGGCGTTGGTAGTTCCTGCGGGACCAGTAGCGCCCGTTGCGCCCGTGGGCCCTGTTACTCCGTTTGCTCCCGTCGGTCCGGTCGGGCCAGCTGCGCCCGTCGACCCAGTAGGGCCAGTTACCGTAGATGCTGCACCGGTTGGTCCGGTGGGGCCCGTGGCACCGTCTAGGCCGATGTAACCGCTAGCGCCGGTTGGTCCGGTTACGCCAGCCGCACCCGTGGGCCCCGTGGCGCCCGCCGTGCCAGCCGCGCCAGTAGGTCCGGTGGGACCAACGGCGGTGGTCGGGACGTACTTGGTTCCGTCATAGACGAGCGCCTGGCCACTGGTAGGACTTCCGGGCCTAATCTCGACGCTGTCCACGATGATACGGTTGCCCAGCACGTTAAAGGTGCCGCTGGTTTCCAGTTGCCCTGGACTTCCGAGGGGGCGATACAGACTAACGTCATAGTTAGTGCTGCCATCGCCCCATCTCAGTGTTCCGTCGGCCTTTAAACGCAGGCGCGGCTGTGTATCACCACTTACACCTGTGGTAATTGCATCATCGGAAGTGCTTCCGAAGAATAGACCGCGAAGACTGTTTAGGAACTTTGCCAAGCTACCGTTTGGGTTATCCCATTACGATAGCGCGGTAGGCGGAAGCAGCCGGTGCCGTGGCGAAGCGTAGCGTCACCGTATCGGCTGTCGTGTATTCAACGTCAACGCCAACCTGCTCATAGGGCGATGCCACCTGGCGAACCTGAACGATGGCATCTCTGCTGTTCAGGCTGTGGGTGATAACAATATCGGTGCTTGTGCTGTCACCAACATTTGCTGCGTAGCGTGTGATGAACCCGAGGTTCGTCTTTGCGCCAGCTGCATCTGTTGCGCCAATACCACCGTAGCTTACGCCGATAACACCAGCGTTCCAGGTGCCGGTTGTGACGGTGCCGAGCGTCGTAATCGACGACTGACCGACATAGTTTGTTGCAATGTCAACAGCGTTGGCGGAAACGCTAACGCGGCTGGCTGTTCCAACTACATCAAGACGATTGCCCGACTTGGTTAGACCATCACCGGCTTCAATCTGACCGGCTCCCGAGAACTGCACGAAGTTGAGGTCAGTAGTTCCAACAGTAATTGGATTGTCTGTTGCAAGAACGTAACCTGCGTTAGCGTTTGCAGTTCCCTCTTCAACGAATGTGAAGAGACCAGCTGTGACCTCAGCGTCGGTGTTGGCATCGGCCGATCGCGACCATGTGCTGGCGTCGACAACGTAAATACCGTTGGCGGAAGCACTTCCCTGGTCCTTGACGAGCACACGGTTTCCAGCAATTACTGCAACGCCGTCAATCGTCTGCGTGCCCGAGAGCGTAATAGGAGCAGTTGTGGCCACGCGAACGGAGGGCTTGGGGTCGAGACCAACGGAGATCGCATCAACGTAGCTCTTAGTTGCGGCATCCTGCGGGCTCGTCGGGTCAGAAAGATTTGTAATCTTCTGATTGTTGAGATCGAGTGCGCCAGTGGGAACACCCATCTGCGAAAGGCGGCTTGTGCGAACCTGGGTGTCAAAGTCCGAGATCGTGCTTGCTGTCTGTGTGCCCGTGTGATTTGCGCGGGCAAGCGGATCTGTAGCAAGCTTCGACAGTGCAATCGCCGCGGTTGTCGAGATGTCGGCGTTGGTGAAGAGGCCCGATGCATAGCGCCAGGAGGCACCGTCATAGACCTTCAGACGACCCTCGGCCGTGTTGAAATAGATTTGACCTGCAGCGGGGGACGACGGATCGGTGGCGAGGGCGTGAACCTTCGCATTCCGAAGCTCGTTCTTTTGAAGGTCGATGTTATTTAGGAACTTTGGCACCTGTACTCCTTTTCTCGTTACGAGATGTAAGCCTTCCCGCCAAATGCCGCGGTGAAGGTGATTGTCATAGCGTTATCGGAGGTATAAAGAACATCTCCAATAACAACGTTTTCGGCACTATCTACAATGCTAACGCCACCCGGCCTGGTGCCAAGGTTGTGTTGTACTGACCACGTGCTTGTGGCAGCTGACTGCACGTGCGTGTATCTAACTGTGGTGGCAAGCCAGAGATTCTGATCGCTGTCGTACTGAATAACCTGCCCGTCCACCGCGGGATCTAGGTCAAATTTAGCCTCAAACGTACCCCCAAAATTTACCGGGGTTCCCCAGACAGTTTCCTGCGTCTTAGGGCCATAAAAGTTGTTTGTAGTCTTGTCAAGGTAGTAGTCACCAATGTTGCCAAGCCCTGAGCCTGGCACGCCATTTGAGGACAGAATCTGAGATCCCGCAGCTCCAACGACCCCGGGGGCTTGAATCGTTACGCTGGGTTCAACGATGTCAACAGTGACACTCGTTGTCTCCTTGTCAATAACGACGTATTTTCTGTCCTCGGTAACTGTTACCTGAGTCATTTAGTGACCTCTGCCGAAACCCTGAACCTTCCTTGAACAAGTCGCGTCACCGCAGTGCTCGACGTATTTACAAGTTCAAGATCGTAAACATAATCGCCAGGCTCCAGAGCAGCGGTGCTAGTGGCAGAAATGCTAATAACGATCGTTCCGGCAGCCCCGCCAAGGGTAATCCCGGCAGCGGGGCTAGACGTTAGACTTACAATTGTTGTCGATGCGTTTGCCTTGGAGCGAACTTGCATCCTGGCCGTGTACCCGGTCAGATTGATGACAGTTCCGTTCGCATCCTTGTACGTCATGGAGAGACCAAAGGTCGCCCCCTGATCGCAGACGATGTTGTAGGAACCAGCTGGCAATTACTCTACCTCGTCCCAAATAAGGCTCTCAACCTCAGCCATTTTGGAGTCGTCAATGCTGAGGAGGATGGCGGCAAGCTCGTCGTCGATGAGCGGGGTCTCATCTCCAAGCGCCAGGCCATCCTCCGTGGCTGTCACGACCGAAAACATGCCATCCTCGGACATGTTCTGGCCACCGTGACGCCACTTCGTGGTATTCATGATTAGGTCCTTTAGGACCGCGCAAACTCCCTCGGTGCGAGGACCGAAGCGCTTGCGGTTGTCGCGCACGCAGGCGCGGAAGGGGTGCGGCTTCTTAGCGTAGTACTGCATAAGCCCGCGAAGTCTTGCCTTGTTCTGGGGGGTGACCTGCTTGTAGTTGATGCCGGGCTTGCCAACCTCGGCAAGGATGATCTCCACGGCCTCGTCAACGCGACCTACGATAATTGCCTCTCGACGCTTGTGGGCATCGTGAATAGACTCGCTCATTTGCATTTCCTTTCCCGAAAACGGGTGGTTCCTCGGCAACAGATCATTATCATCGCTGTAATCCGGGTTATCGGGTGCTCCATATTCAAGGATGTGCAGGAATGCAGCAACACGAGAAAGCGCCCACTGATTTTTGCTCAGATCTATTTCTGAATTCATAGGGTAGGCTTCCCAGCCGCGCCAATAAACTTTCTTGAGTGTTTCCATGTCAACCATGTACTTCCACTCGCTTGGATTGTCTGGGAGCATGCCCTGAATGCTTTTGGAAGCATCTTCCGAAAGCTCGCCATCCCCTGAGGAATACTCGGACATGTTTAGACGCTTCATCTGAGCCACTTTTACAGCGCTCCAGCTAGCACCTGCATCCCCACCCCAAGCCTGCCAGGCGACATAGCCTGGCGTCTCCTTGCCAGCAGCACCCCAGTTTGGCTTTCTATCAACCGAGTGTCGGCGGAAAAAGCTGTACATTCGCTTGACGTGATCTGGCGTCAGCTCTGTACCTGCAGCAATTTTTCTGGCGCGAGAGAGCGTAGCAGGCTCAAATCCGCTTCCAGCTTTGCCGTCGGCAACGAGCTTGATGCCTCTTTTAGCAGCACTACGAACACCGGCCGGGGGCACGAGATTAATCTTCTCAGCCATTTGGCACGATGTCCTTTAGTGCATGGGGTGCGGGGGCAAAGAGCCATCTACAGTTGGGACACTTGTAGACGGGACTTGTTTCAAAAATGAACTCCTCGATCTGGCCGAGGGGGACGTAGCTAAGAATATCGTGGAGCTTCTTGCAACGCGGGCAGCGCATGCAACGACCCTCAATAATGGGCCTCTGCTTTTTAATACGCACGATGCCAGAAGGGTGCTGCTCCACCACAGTTATTTTCGTGCCTCCAAGGATCATATGCAAGGTTCTATATCGCACAAGACATTCAATCGACATACGTTTTTGTCATTGTTTGTGTGTGATCGGAACCTACCTCGTATCAAAGAACCTCTCTGTCTCTCAGCTTTGCTTTGCTGCTTCGGCAATGGAAGCTGAGGCTGCGCTTGTTGAAGCCAGGACAACTGGCTCACTCGGCACGATCAAAGACTTCAACGAAAAGAACTGGCTTGCTCTTCGCGGGCATCTTGACTGCAACGTGATGTCGCCGACAAGAAAGGTGCTGCTGGCGAGCAGGCAGTATGCCGTGCGGCTGATGGACTGGGCTGATAGCTCGGGGGCTAACTCGATTGTGATCGATGCCGGGTTCTGTCCCAGCACAGAGCACGACAGGGCTAGGCTACTGACCTCGTCCCTGCGCTCTATTTCCAGGCAGTCCACGAGCGGTGCAAGTCTGCTCATTGAGAACGGTTGCGGACATGACACCGGTTCCATGTCGATTATTCGTCACGCAATCGACATGGCGGGCGACGATCGCTTCGGAATCCACTTGAACCTCACAAGGGCATTTGCCTTTGGTTACACACTTGAGGATCTTTACAACATCGACACGCAATTTGTTCGTTCAGTTCAGATATCGCTGCCCGAACAAACTATGACCTCGGGTTGCGGGAAGATGATTACCGCAAACCTTGAGAGTTGTCACTGGAGCCCGGGCGAGATTCAGAAGCTAACCCAGCACTTCAGCAACCTACCAATCATCATCCGAAGCACGGATGTTCATGACTGGGCCCTGATCGAATCAGGTAATTGGGCTGGTATTTCCGTCTTCCGAGATAACAATCTCGCCATTGGCGACAGCAAGAACAACAGCCTGGGCGAGGTTGAACGCTCCTAGCTTGCGCTTTGCGCGCTCCACGTCCTTGCGGATTGTGACGTAGGAATAGCTAAGGTCTACGGCAACCTCGCAGAGATTGAAACCATTCGCGTGTGCGCAGAGAATCTTTCTCTGTCGTTCTGTTAAGACCATCAAGGCTTTACCGAATGCTTGGCACTTTCAGCCGTTTCGCTGAAGAGCTCAATCCAATCCTTGGCAACGAGATCCCAGCTTCTGGACTCAGCAAACGCGCGGCCACGGCGCCGAAGATCAGCAACAAGATCGCGATCGTTGAGTGTTGAACGAGCTGCTCGTACATACTTTTCTACATCCCATGGTAGCGAAACAACAACTGCTACGTCGGAAAACTCACTCTTCAAGCAATCAGCGTCCGTAATGATCGGGATATTCCCTGCTGCTGCTGCCTCGATCACCGTGATGCAACCGGTCTCTGTGGGAGACATCGGATCGCACGGATACAGCAGCGCATCGCACTTACTGTGCAGTTTTGCAAGATCCTGCTGTCCGATCCGGCCGTGGTAGATAATGCCCTCCTGGTCGATCATGCCCTCGATGTCAAGAGCCATCTCGCCGACCTCTCCGTGAGCAAAGCGGGCCTGGCCAACAAAGCTTTCGATTCCGTAGGCCACGTGAAGGTATGCCTCTGGAAATTCCTTGCGGATAACATCCCAGGAGCGCAGAAGGTGAACAAGGCCACGATCTGGCGACGATGCGTAGAGGAACTGAATGGGGGCATTCAGCATAGACTCCGGCGTGCGCACGTCAAACAGATCAATGTTGACGCAGTTTGGCATAACAGAAATATTTCGCATGTTGCCGGATGCCTGTGTCGCCATGAAGTTGGCGTGCCACTCTGAGAGTGCAACCCAACAATCCGGGGCAAGGATTGCCTCTGGGTCATTTGTCATGAAGTGTGCAACCTGCATTCCGCAAAGCGCTGCCTTCACGTTTTCACGAACGCCCGGCACAAGGAAGATCTCGGGAGACTCCCACGAAAGCACTGCGTCATACTCAAACGATGTGAGCATTGGCAGAGCCATGTCTGTGGTCATGTAGGTCGTTGACCCACCGTTTTCCCTGGCGTATGTAGCGGATGTTTCACGAGGAACAAAGAGGTGAACCTCATGCCCCAGGTCTGCCCAGCACTCAGACAGTCGAACAGCCGCGGTTTCTCTTCCCCCAAGACCCTTACTGATGGTCTCGGGACCGATGTCTCCCCAGCTGTCGCCCTCTAGATATACGCCGATCTTCAAAGTGCCCCCTTTGCTAATTAGCAAAGTGTGACATATGGATCGGACTAGCTGGCTTTAGCCTTGACCACTCTCTTGGCAAGAATGAAGAAACCAGTCTCGGCCCACCAGCCGTAATCTTTTTCATGCCACTCATCAACTTCCCAGCCAGTTCTTTTTAGCAAATCGCGCAGGTAGTCTTCTGTGCAGTAGTGAACATGTGGACTACCGGCTGCCAAGGCCTCTTCGGGATTGTCCATAAAACGCTTGTCCTGAGGGACCGTGATAAGCAAGTTCTTGCCAACGCGCCTAGCCTCGTTGTAGGCATGCGTGGCCTCGTCTGGAAGCAGGTGCTCTGTGACCTCGGCCATCATGACAAGATCAAACTCGCTTGCCTTAAACGGCCACTTCTCGCTGCCAGCATCGAAGTAGAAGTCGGCGTGAATGGCGTAGTCAAGAGCCCCATCCCACTTGTATCGATCAACCGTTGTGATGCGATCGCCAAAGTGCGCCTTGTTGCCGCCCGGATCATTGTTGATCCCAACCTCTAGAATCTTGCCGGGGAATCGATCCCCAACTTGATGCTGATAACTAAAGCGCTCAGTGGTCATCTTGTTTTCCTGTCGTGAGTTTGCACTTGGGGCACTTGAAGATGCCCGTCTTGATGTTCAGTGTAGCGAGTTCACTGCCACACCGTGGACACGTTAATTTTGCCACTACTGGCTGGGCGAAAGTGCGTCACGAGCAATCGAGCGGATGTCCTGAAGGCCATCACGGCCGTAATACAGCCCAAGTTTGCGACCCTGAAACCCAGAAAGCTTGTGTAAAGCAATCTTGTAGGTCTCAACTTCTTCTTGAAGTTCCTGAACACGATTCTCAAGGTCAATACACTTGCAAGAATCTACCGAACAATCACAGCCAGCCATTACGACTCCTTCTCGTTATCGAAGTACCTGGCAAGCAAATCTTCCGGCTCTTGTCCTGGCCCCACATATCCAATGAACGTATGTTCCTGTTGTGGGTGAAAAAAGAAGCCGTCATAGCCATGAACCAGGCCACACACGTCAGAAATACCGTTTTCCCAGCGAACTAGCGACCAGAAAACGACAGGCAGCGAAGATGCAGGGGTTTCACAGGAGATGCATGCGGCGAAAACAGCCTTCCAGCCGGGATCAGCGGGCGTAAACCCCTGAATCTTGGCACGATTTTCGCGCTTTTCTTTTACCTGTGAAGCCTCAGGGGTAAAGATAATGAACGGAATCTCTCCGGTCTTCTTACCCTTTTTTCGCTTCTTTGCCATGGCTTTGAGTGTAGCCCTCCAAGTGGGAACACAAAGGTAGCAAAGTGGCTGGCGCACAGATCAAAAGTGTGCTTAGAGGACGGCCCCCACCGGGATTAGAACCACAGCAGGGGCCGTCAGGTGTCAGCTTACGCCAGTGAGACGTGCACAGGTCCAGTCAGACCAACCACGAGTCTGCCAGAAGTAGTAGGCGATGCGAGTGTTCCACACAGGGTCGTAGATATTCGCCCCTCGACGCCAGCCTTCACTATTCCAGCGACGATTGATCTGAAAGATGCCATGGTCATCAGTCCGACTAACAGCCGTGACATTCCATGTATCCCCAGTCTCACATCGAGCAATACGAATAGCGTTGTCGTATTGACCGGCTGGACCAAACTGGCGCCTGATGACGCATTTGATTTCCCACTCAGACCAACTTCGCCCCTTTTTATTGCAGTCATACATCTTCTGTACATTCGCCCCGTACTTGTAGGGGTCAGGTAGAGGGATGTCCTTCGCTAAAGCGAAAGGTGCTGCAACAAAGGTTGAAACAAGAACTAGCAGGAATATTCTCCTACTTACCTTTGCTTTGTAAGAAAAGGGTAGCACGCCCGACGGACGGCTAGCGTGGGATAGCGCACGCGTAACACGCGCTAATGTGAGTTGAAACTTAATCAATTGATCTCCTCTCGTGAACAAAGATAGCGTATGAGTGGTTTTCAGATGTGACTCATTGCCCATGGCCGCTGCGCATGTCACACTTAGAAAGAACCACGAAAGGGAAATGCATGTTCTCGATCTCGCTAGAAAGTGTCAAGTATCGCGTCCTCGACGCAGCCATGGGCGACGGTAGTCCCATGAAAGTTTTGGTGTTTGACGACATCAATCCGGCACTGGGTGAGAACGGCCCACCGATCCTTCGGCTGAGCATTCCTCTTGATGAAGCTTCGGCTCGCAATCTCGGCTCGATGCTCAAGGGTGAGCGCGTGATCGAGATGGCTCGCTCTGAGATCATCATCCCGGAAATCCTAAAAAGCCCTGAGTGAATGATGACCCCCCCTACAAGCCTTCTGTCATTCAGGCGTCGGTCAACTCGTGCTATCGATCCGGCTGGCCTCACCCGGACGACATCGTCAGACTTGAAGACCGATTTGAAGGGGAGGCCAATGAGGACTATGCGGCACGACTGTCCGATCTCCGGGAAGCGCACCGCATAATCATGGTCAAGGTTGTCACAGACGCGCTGGTGGACGACAAGCTCAATCATCTGTTCAAGCTTGGTCCGCTAGCTGCTACGAACTTCAATCAAGCGATGTACATTCTCGGCTATCACCAGGAGCGCTAATGAACCTGAAGACAAAGACAGCAGTAGACCCTCGCCTCTCTCGTGTCGTGCATGGCCCTACAAACCTTACGGCGCCATCCAACATCGAGGTCAGCGAAGACAACAAGGGGAAGTTTGTCAATGACTGGGCTACCTTCTCACAGGCACTCCTGTGGATCATCCAGAACTCAACCGACCACAACTGCGCGAACGTCGCGCTTGAAGCCCTTCGTGGCTCAGAACTCATTGACTCACGTACAGACGACGGAGGAGATGACGATGAACAAGTTACTTGAAAAAATCTGGTATCGTAAAAGATATCCACAGCAAGAGGTCATTGTTGACAACTCTGCGCGTTGCCTAATCTGCTTTGATCAAATCTTTGCCGGTAAGACGGGAAAGGTCTCCTGCACATGTGGAAACCTGACTATCTCCGGTGGAGCTAAGAAGCGCATCCGCGAGTTTGAGACTGACCTCTGGGCTGAGACCAGTGGGATAAAAGGGAAGTAGGGGCATGTCGACAAAGAATCGCAAGCACAGTGGCCGCAAGCGGCCGTCGGGTGAGCTCGTGAGGCTTAACTTGCGCAAATTTGAAAAGATGATTGCCCTTTCGGGCAGTCGTGGATATCAGGCGATCCCACACATCGACTCTCGCTACTACCCGAAGATCGTTATCAACCCGAAGAAGCGTCGTGAGGTATGGGAAGAGGAGTCGTGAGCAATCAGCCCGACATTCTTAAAGCCGCTCAGACAGAGCGTGATCGACTTACGATGGTTTTGGATGAGGTTTACGAGCAGCGCGATCACTATCGGCGCAGTCTGACTTTGATTCATGAGGCATTTCCCGATAACGTTGAGCTTAGAGAGATGACCACCCGTGCCCTAGGGCATACTTTTCCCATTCAAATGAGGAACATGTAATGAGCCCCACGGCTTACATGCGCTATCTTCTTGCAAGATGGAAACGGAGACGCGGACTATGAGTATTCGTGAGGCAATCATCAGCGCAATCAACTCAGCAGACGATGCTGTTCGCGCCTATGGAACTGGCCCAGGCGAGATGCCCGAGCTGTACGCTAACTCGATCCTCGCCCGCGTGAGTGAGTTGAGTGGTGCTGAGGATGTGGAAAGCATGCTTAGCGACAACGCACGCTACCGTCGCGCTCTTGAGTACATTGCAAACGCGCCGGTTTCAACCGAGACCGAGATTGTCCTGCAGGGGCGAGCCATGATCGGTCTTCTACACAAGGGGACAGATAGTGGTGAGGACGAGTAAGACGCTCAACGCTGTGGTGCGCGCTTCTGTTGCGTGCCCCAAGTGCGATGAGATCCTTGAGTCTGTTGGTCCTGACGATCGAACTGTCTGCTCTTGTGGGGAGAGTTGGGTCATGGGCAACAAGTCACTCAAGGGACACAACACGTCCATCCTGAGGGAATGCGGCGGCCAACTTTACTGGGAGTTCTAATGGACATTGAAGAAGTAGGGGTCGAGATTCAACGCAAGGCTGAGGAGCACTTGATGAAATGTCAGGAGCAACTCTTTGGAGAAGAAGAGGACATGGATACCGAGGTTGAAGTTGAGACCTTTGGTGTCTACTGCGGCTGCGAGACCTGCATCGTGCGTGAGGTGCTTGGCATTGCCTGGGACTCCCTTGTTGAGGTAGCAAACTCTGACAAGACTGAGGGCGAGAAGGATCAGGAAGCCATCAATCAGGTTTTGACTAATGCCCTCAAGCGCATCGCGAGTGGGATCGAGAATCCGATTCAGACTGCTGAGCTTGCTCTGAGCGAGTCTGGCAAGTGAACGATATTTCGTCCACACGCACGGAATATCGAACATGAAAGACTGGTCTGACCAGCGCGAGGAGATGCTGAGTGCTCTCCTGAGTATCTCTGACCTACCTTCAGAGATGCACAAGTACAGCGATTATGCACTTGGGTATGCAGTCGGACAGAACCAGGCCAGGGAAATCGCTCGTAGGGCGCTCATGCGACTCGGAGAGATGCCCGGCCTGCGGGACGACCGCTCCTAGGGTCTACGTTCACGGGCACTATCAGTGCACAGCATGTGGGGTCAACGTCGATCCTTGTTGTGGCGGCGTATCTACGGACAACTCTGTGTGCGGGAGCGTATCCGGCTGATACGTTTCTGCACCGTCTTGTAGATAGGTGCCCTATCTATCTACGCGCCATCGCCCCAAATCGTACGCAATACACGTCTAGCGTGTATTAGAGCTTGGACAGTATCGTCCAGGTGGATACTATCCAATACCTGGTTTGCATAAACTTGCGACTATGCCAGCTTAAGTGAGCTTAGTTCGCATCTATGCGCGATTAGCCACGCCGATGCTTCACCCTGTGTCAGTAATGACATAAATGCTAGTCATGCTTGAGTCCGTCAAGATCGACATAAATGCCAGTCACCAAACGGAACGACACCCAGGCATCGTATTCGCACGCCGCAAAGATACGCAAGACGCGCTTGCCACCCTCCTCAAACACGCAACGGAAGACCCACTCCGACCACCCGTAGTAATTATCTTCGTCCATGGCAGCTCACCGCTTGCCCTTCCACCAACAGACTAAGATTTCAATAGCGGCAGCGGCAATCCCTATGACGAGGATCACCTCTATCAAGAACGCGGCAGCGCTGGCCCTCTCGCTATTCATCCTTAGTCCCCTGGCTTGAGCATCTCGCGAATCGCCTCACGAACTTGCTCGGCAATGTTCCTGTGATACCAGATGTTATTAGCGCTGCATTCCAGATCAACGATGTAGTCGTCGCTGAGCATATTGGTCTTGTGCTCTTCGACGATTTTTATGATGCTGGCCATGCAGTCATTCACTCGCCGGTCGTGGTAGCGAGCGATCGAGGCTGCCCGTCGAATCGAGTCGATGTTCATGACTCAGATTGTACACACGGGGTACGCACGTCCTGCTTATTTCCGCATGGCCGGAAAGAAGGTCATCGAAATGTACAGATCGCACTCATTGAAATGTACAAAGAGCCGGGTATCGGACTTGAACCGATGACCCCCTGATTACAAATCAGGTGCTCTACCAACTGAGCTAACCCGGCGCACTTGGAACGTTAGCAACCACGTGTTCCAGTTCTATTCGACTGCTGTATGACATACGCTAGCGCTGTATAGCACTGACTCTAATTTTGCATATCTCATATTTTTCGACCCCCCTCGATTCTAGGAAGCTCGCTGTACTGATACCTATGGGGTGGGGTGCAGGTTTCAAGGCCCATTTAAGGCCTCTAGCGTGCCCCGTAAGAACCTGCATATATCTCGGTGGTACTACCCCACAGCCGGAGCTCCTGGACCCCGGAATCGCCCCCTAACAGATTCCCATATAGCTATTTCTCTAGTAGGGATAGTAAGGCCAACACCTGGACTCATGCGGCCTCGGGGGGGGCTCTCTGTACTTTTGAGAATTGGGGGATGCTCGTACCCGCAAACCCCACAGAAAAGGCCGGGGGGAATCGACCTCCCCGGCCTGTCTGCCGTGCGACCCCTGACCGGACAGCCCCTGTGCATCTGTGGCACAGGGACTGTACCGGCGGGGCTGTGGACTACCTGCCCGTCTGTGCCGACAGCCAGACGCACACGGTGTCCGTGTTGCACGTGTGCCCCTGTGCCCGCTCCCCTTCCACGTGGGCGACAACCGCTGCCCACGTGCCCGGGCTCACGTCTGCCCCACGTGCGGGGATCTGCAGGCCGTGTGCCTTCGCGAACCGCTTCAGCGCGTTTAGCGCCACAGTCCCGGCGGGCTGTACCTTCGCGGCCTTCGCCTGTGCCTGTGGCACGTCGCCCAGCACCATGTCCCCGAATGCCAGCATCGTCATAGGCGCGGCCTGTGGTGCCTGTGCGGCCTGTGCCACAGGTGCGGCTGCCACCTGCCCGAATGCGGCGGCGGCTGCCTGTGCATCCTTGCGCTGTGTGTGGCGATCGAACGGGGCGACCTGTGCTGCCCGAATGGCGGCCTTCGCTGCCGTGTCTACGGCCTTCCAAGTGGCCTGATCCATGCCCGTGTGCAGACGATAGGCCGCGTATGCATCGGCGGCCTCCCATCCGGTGCCGGTGCCCTGTGCTGCCTGTGGCATCACCATGGGCGCGGCCTGTGGCAGCGTAAGCGCCGGGGCTGCCGGGGCTGTCTCCACGATCTGCACACCGGGCGCGGTGTGTGCCGACAGGATCGCATGCACAGCGTTGTATGCCGCGTCAGCGGCTGCCTGTGCGATGGTCTCTGTGGTCTGTGCATCTGTGAACATTGTGTCCTCCGTGGACAGTGCCGGTAGCGGGGATCGCTGCCGGACAGAACGAACGATACACGACGGTCAGGGTATCCGCAAGTCCCCTGCCGCCATGCGGCCTACGGGCTGCCTGCCGCCGATGCCAGGCGCTGCCGCTGCCGACGTGCTGCCCACGTGCCCGGCGCAAAGAACGTACGCATGTATGTGTGTGTGCAGGTGTGCGCCGCGCACCTATGCCCACGGTCGGGGTTTTCACATGTGTATGTGTACACGATCTGTGCCCGCGACCAGAAATAAATAGGCTCATTTGTGTGTGCGTATGATCCGAGTGCGCGACCATGACAAAAAAGGCTCATTCCTGTGGCACAACGCAAAACGCCCGCCGCACATGTCCGGGGACACATGGGCGGGCGCTGTGTGCGCTGTGTGACGGTGAGGGTGTCAGGCGTTGAGTTCCGTGTGGCAGTCTGCACACACGCTGTGAATGATGAGCGACTGTGCATCTGTGTCGCCACAGTAGTTGCATGTGGCCTCACGCACTTCGCGCTTGTACGGGTCGCTCTGTCCCCACTTGGCATGTATGCGCTCGGCGACAATGATCCACAGGCGGATCATGACGACGAGTGGGTCATGCTTGCCCCTGTCAGCGTTGTCACCTGTGGCACTGTGGTAGCGCCTGTCGTCATACGCGATGTATGCGTCGGTCAGGAAGTTCCACGTACGCGAGTACGGCAGACCCATGAAGGGGTCAGTGTCGGGCTTCATGTAGTTGCTCAGGCGCTGTCGCATTGTGTAGGTCATCTGTGCCCTCCTTGGGCTGTGCTGTGCAGCGGGTTGCTGGACAGCCGCCGCAGCGTAGCACACTTCGCCCATGCCGCTCCGTTGAGCCAAAAGCGGGGCTGCCGCTCCCCCACGTGTGCGTGCGTGCGTACGTGTGTACACACATGCACATACGTGTGTGCCTGCATGTGCTTCACATACGTGTGCCCGCATGTGTGCGCCCACATACCCGCGTCGCGTATCTTTGCGGCGACACCGAGGGCTTCCCCCATGTACGTGTGTGCACACGTGTGGGGACAGCGGCTCACCGTTCGGGCATGCACGTTCGTACACATGTGCGTGTGTCATGCGTCCACATTACGTGCGCGGAGAACTATCGCACATGTAGGCACATATGATCTGTGGGCGCGACCAGATCAAAAAAGGCTCATTCGTGTGTACGCATGTGATCCACGGGCGCGACCAGATTACAAAAGGCTCATTCGTATGTGCGTGTGAGCTCGCGCGCTCGCGTATGTGGAGGTGTGCGCTTGCGTGGACAGATGTGCGCTCGCGTGGACACGTGTGCACAGAGAGAGACACACATGCACACACATACACAGATGCATGCAGATGTTGCTCCTACGCTTGCGTGTGTGCGTCGCGTGCATGGGGGAAGCGAGGCCTTGGGAATGGCTTGGTTATGCCAAACTTGACACCCTCTGCCGGGTGGTGGTACCTTTCTGGCCTGCCGGTTGGGGTCTGAGGCTCGGTTACACACAAGCCTAAGCACCCGTGAGACTGTCGGCAATCCGCACTCAACGTGTGTACGGGGAACGAGCCTCAGAGCCGCCCCACACCGTAGGCACACACCTACGGTAGTCCTCTGTTTGACAGAGACGCACACTAGACATGCGGAGCAGGCTGTTGTCCCACAAGGGCCTCATGTGTGTGATTGAGTTGTCGCAGCAACTCTCACATACGCCCTCAGACCTGCCGCTGGTAGTCCAGCACCCTGTCCCACACATGACAGGAGAAAGAGGGCGCTGTGTACAGTGTGTGTGCAGCGTATCGGGATCATGCATGCGGTTAGTCACGCTGTCTGTGGTGTCTTTGAGCACAGACAGGGCGCGGATACACCGGTATGCATCGCAAGCCAACTGACGCGGCTAGCCCGTGCCTGCTTGCGTAATCCCTACATGTGATGACTGACCGTCGTGCATGTGTGGGAATAAGGACAAGGGAAGTGCGTACACACACGCTGTGAGACTGTTGTCTCTCACGGCGTTTTCTGCATGCTCGCACACGTCAGAACATACATCGGCAAGACAACGCAGCATGTGACCTCAAGGAGAGGACTGACACATGTTTGACAGGACACACACATTACCCACAGAGGGTATGCACCCAGGAGTGCACACACAGTCGTGGTTCAGTCAGTCAGACACAGGCGCTGGTTCGATTCCAGCACATGCTATTCCCCATGTGGGGACAATCACCTAGGAGGGTGATGTGCGTAGAAAGCGCAAGAAGCAACAATCGCGAGTCGTGTCCACACGTATGCACATGCGTGGTGGCATCAAGTTCTCTGTGTTCGTGTATGAGGACAGTCCCGTGCACACAGCCCCGCAACCCATGCGCGGTAAGGCACACAAGATGAAGCGAACGTCGAAGGTCTATGACCCACACGTGAGCCAGCGACCCGTCACAGTGCAGCCCGCACTGGGACACTGAGGAGACAGATCATGGATCTGCACTGCACTACGTGTGGAGAGCCACACGAAATCGAGTGTCTGCAAGACGCAGACGAATACGGCCTGACTGTACACAAGGGCAGGATCGTTGAGTGTTCGGCCTGTGAGTGGCACAGGAAGCGAGGCTTCCCCATGAAACAGGAGGCACAGATGGCAATCGCCATGCATGACATGATGCCTGACGACCCAGATGGTGTCGCAAGCATGATGGAGGACATGGGCTTCTAGCCCTGTCCCACAGAAACCTGACCTCAGCTCGCGTGTCTGCGCGAGTAACCCGTTGCACAGAAGCAACAGAAGGAGCCTGACATGAAAGTCAAGCAAAACCCCCTCACGATCCATGTGGTGGCACACACCGCACCCCTGTCCAAGCACGTTCGGATGCTGTCCGATCGTCGCTTTGACAACCTGCCTGAGGCAATCGGGCATGCACGTTCGCTTGCTCGCAGGGCAAACGGCCTTGTCGTCGTACGTGGTCGCCGTGGCAACCTGCACTACGCATACGACGGCGCAGCACAGCAGCCCAAGCGCGGCTGACACAACACACCCAACGCCCCCGGACACAGAAGTCCGGGGGCATACGTGCTGCACAAGCAGCACAGAAAGGAGCCTGTCATGGCTCTCAACTGCGACTGGGGACAAACCCCCGCATACAGCATCCTCAAGCCCCTGTGGGACAGCGATGCAGACATGAACGAACAGCGCCCGATTGTCCAACTGCTCAACGGCCTCATGACCGTGGGCATGTGGGTGCCCAACATCTGCTGTGTGCACATGGCAACGATGATGCCGTCGATCACACAGGACACGATCGCTGAGGTCTACGGCCGTATGCGAACGTGGGAAACCTTCCACGAGAAGGTCATGTTCACAAACGTGGGTGAGTATGACCCAGACACAGACACCTACACAGAGCCAGAGGATGCCCACAAGGGCTTTCCTCTGTCCCCGTACATGTTGTCTCTGTTCATCGGGTACAAGACCAACTGGGACAGCATGACCCGCGCTCGCTGGGTCAAGTCCATGCGTGAGACCCCCGAGTTCGGCAAGTTCACAATCAAGCATGTGAACGCAACGATCGACATGTACGCCGATGCATACACGAAGTGGGACAGCGAACACAACGACCCCACACAGAACAACATCGACGCATTCCTCAACGCCTGAGGCATGCAACACAGCCCCGGGGGCAATGACTGTCTCCGGGGCACGATCGCCACACAGAAGTGGCAGAGAGGCTCACAATCATGAGCAAGCACATCAGTCCGTTCCAGCCCGAGGACAACATGCCTGACACAGGCACGTTTGACCTACACCTAGGTGGCAGCACGTGGCTCAAGGGGTTCGACGTATACGCACAGAGCGACCTGTCAGGGTTCCTCGCTCACAATGGCTACAACGTGTTTGACCACATCGGTCAACACATGGGCTCGATTGACGGCGAGATCGAGGACACTGCGCGCCCTGTGGTGCAGTGGTACATCCGCGAGCACGGCGCAGACGTTCTTGAGATACACGAAGACTTCAGTGACCTGTGCAGCAAGGTGCGTGTGCACCCTGACTACAGAGGTGGTGTGATCTGGTCTGTGGATGACATCAAGATGGTCGCAGAGGAGTACAGCGTCAGCGCAGAGGCGCTTGACGAACTGGTAGACATGAGAGGCTGGGAAGACCTGTCCACACAGGACGGGTTTGAGCACAGTATGTACCCACAGGCAAATCAACTCACCAAAGAGGGAGACAAGGCATGAGCAGGCGCTGGACAGGTGATGTTCAGTTTGTCGGTGACTACTTCGTGCTGCGCACCACTGTCACGGAGACAGAGGGCATGAGCGAAGAACAGGTCATTGACAAGGCAAACGAGCGCATGAAAGAACACTATGGCTGGGATGTGTTCGCGGCATGCAACGAGGCTGAAGTCGAGGAGTGGCACTAATGTACAAGACTCTGTACACCTCAGAGAAAGTGCTTGTGCGTCAGCACATGCAGTCATGGGAGACCTACAAGGTCACCGTGATACAGGACAGCGGGGTCAAGCGTACCCGCACATTCAGGGGCGAAACCGCGTGGAGCGACACAGAGCGTTTTGCAACTGACCACGACATGGCAGCATGGGGCTGCACACAGGAGGCATGACATGAGCACTGACCTCAACCCAGATGTGTGGATCAAGGATCTTGTCCACATCGAACAGAAGTATGGCCTGCTCACATTCGTACGTGCACGTGAGGATGTGGATGAGAAGATCGGCCGTGAAATCACGGACACAGAGTGGGACGCTGTGCGCTCGACTGTGGCATGGCGCAAGGGCAATGACTGTGAGTTCATCAACAGTCTTGTGAACGAGATCGTGTGGGACGCAATCACAGAAGCAAACATCAACAGAGAGGACAACTAACATGTTCACTTACGCAATCATCTACGCAAATGGCACGGACAGCGTGTTCATGTCCGAAACCGTTCCTGACTACAACACGCTCAGGAAGGCTGTCGGGGGCTGGATCGAAGGTGTGGCACTTGTGGGTGTCACTGCCTACTGCAATGAGGAGGGCAAACTTGAGGGCTTGCCTGTCAATGCACTGGCCACACGCCTGGCACACAGGGATGAGGCAATCTACCCCAGTGACACAATCAACGGGGACATGATCGTGCTAGGCCCGCTAGACGACGAGGGTGAGTCCACTTCCCTGTCCGACGAGTGGATCAGGGTCAATCTCACCTCTGTGGGTCAGCTCGCATGAGCGCCATGAAGGCAGCCACAATCATGTGGGTCGTGATCGAGTGTGACCCCAAGGGTCAGGGCGCAGACGCACCCATGACTGTTTACGGTGTGTTCAGCACAGAGGAGGAGGCTCTTGACTACCTCGCAGAGACACGCAACGACAACCCCGACAGGGGCGACGGATGGACAACCGCGCCCCATGTCATCTTCTAAGTCCATGGAGGACAATCACATGACAGAGGACAATCTCGACGCAATGCCCATGAGCAATCACACGATCCTTGTGGCATTCGTTGTGCCCGGTGTCGCTCGTGAGCATGCCTGCCTACGCTTGCAGGACATACTGGCACGTGCGTATGGCTGGGCAGGGGACAAAGAGGACAACGAAGTCCAACTGTGCATCGATGAGGCATGGTTCCCGAATGATGAGTGTGTGAACCCACACTCGTCAGAGCGTGCGATCTGGCAGCGCGATGTCACTGCACAGGATCTGATCCGTGCAGAGATGCACAAGATCGTGCCCACAGACCCCACAGAGTACGACCGCAAGTATGCGGAGGTGCGACAGGGTGAGCCTGTGCTCACGCTGTGGGAGCACGGCATCGAGGACAGCGCACATGCGGCCGCAGAACAGGTGGCCACGCTTGCGTATGGCTTGCGGCTTGCGATCATGAAGTCGCTGGACCCGCATAGTTGAGCCAAAGTTGCGGGATGCTGTCCCGCTGTGATAATCTCAACATCTCCCCTCAGGACAGCCCCGTCATCGACTCACGTCGGTGGCGGGGTCTCTCTGAGACACACAAAGTGTGCAACAGATGCACACAGAGCCCAAGGAGGGCGTATGACGTACAAGCTTCTGTCCACAAACAATCAGAAGTTCGGCAAGTCGAACGGCAAACACACCTACATGATCGCGGGACTTTCGCTGTCCCCGGCCAGTCGATCTGGCTACAACGTATGCAAGCACAGCACAGGCGTGTGTCGCTTGTGTTGTGTGGCTGACTCTGGCGGTGGCCGCTGGGCTGCCGCACAGGCGGCTCGCATCCGCAAGACGCGCATGTTCTTTGAGGATCGCGACACGTTCGCACAGACCCTTGCAGATGACCTGCGTAACTTCGCACGTCTGACTGCGAAGAAGGGACACAAGCCCGCTGTGCGGCTCAACACGTTCAGTGACATTCCATGGGAGCGTGTGCCCCTCACGATTGACGGTCAAAGCACGACTGTCATCGATGCGTTCGCAGACACGATCACGTTCTACGACTACACGAAGTACCCGTGCACAGCACGGCCGAGCACAGACGAGTATCACCTGACGTACAGCGCATCAGGTGAGAACACAGACAGGTGCAAGGCTGCGCTGGCTGAGGGTTACAACGTGGCTGTCGTGTTCGACACAAAGCCCAGTCACGCCCTGCCCAGCACGTACTGGGACGGCGTGAGTGTGGTTGACGGTGACAAGGACGACCTGCGATTCCTTGACCCTCACGGGGTCATCATCGGGCTTCGCGCCAAGCACACACTACGCAGCAACATGGACACATCGTTTGTGTTCAGCGCCAACATCACACAGGAGGTGTGACATGACCGAGGACAGCAAGGACACTCGGAGCGAGTACACGACGTACACGATCGTGGTACGCAATGACACTGACATCATCGGCGAGGCACTTGACCTCTGTGCGGATGGTGTTCAGTTTGTGTGGGCAGACGACGGCGTGTCCCCCAGCGCATTCGCACTGGGCGCAGACCCCACGTCGTGGGACAGGGAACCCACTGACACATACCCGCCAGAGCCGGACGAGGAGGTCTGACATGGACAAGAAGTTCCATCAGATGACAGACGAGGAACAGTACGACAGCCTCGTGGAGAGGCTGCGTGCCATGGACGTGAAGACACACGGCCTGCCCAGGGACACGTACTACGTGTTGCAGTACTCATGGGACGCAATGAGGCACAAGCGACGTGAACTCGTCAGTGTCATAGACGAGCTCACGACACTCATGGAGTGGCAATCAACATCCCAACAGGAGGGACAAGACAATGACTGACAACAAGACAAACTTCGGAGACACAATCGTGTCTGATCACACAACTTCGACACATCGCGTTGTTGTGATTTCGCCACGTGACACACCCGGTCATGTGTGGGTTGTGTTCAACAACCTGATAGGTGAGTACAGGATGGAGATGCGTATGCCACCTCTTGGCAGGCACGACTCTTGGCACTTTCGCAATGCCCTAGAGGGGATCATCAGATGGGCAGACAACGAGTCCTTCCCAGCACGTGATGACTTCAAGATGCGCGTGGCACGTGAGCGCATGGAACAGGAAGCACAGGAGGATCAGTCGTGACTGCGGTCATGCAAATCCCCACACCTGAGGGTGTGCCCGTCACTGGCACGCTACGTGCTGACGGTGGCTGGGATATCGGCGAGCACTGTACCCACTGTGGGTGCGACGTGTCGTGGGGCTCAGGCCTGTACGTCAATCGCATCCCGTCTGGGTGGTCAGAGGGCCTGGGCAGCCCGGAACTGGTGGGGTACATGTGTGCTCAGTGCCAGACGCTGACATGCGAGACCTGCAACGAAGAGACACTGGACTACAGCATGAGGGCTGAAGGCGGTGTGGTCTGCGATGAGTGTGCAGACAAGGAGGGTTTGTTCGATGAGTAACATGGACGTTGTATTCTGGGCCTCTGCCGCTGACTGTTCACACGGCGCATGTGCAAGAGAAGACCTCATCATTGTCAAGCACAGCGAGCTCATGCCTGATGACGTGCGTGGCCTTGATGAGGCATACGAACAGTCGGACGATGGACAGGTCGTTGACATCCTCAGGGCTGTCAGCGAGCGGCCTGCTCCTGCGCCAATGCATGACCCTGTGGTGCCCGAGGATGTGTTCCGGGACGTGATCGAATACATGGGCAGAAAGCATGCCCCCTACACAGGAGACGTTGAGGGGATCAGCACAAGCCTGTCCTCGTTCGACGTGACCTACAGGGACGGCACAATCCTCCGCGTTCACATGAACGTGGAGACACACGCAAACCGCGATCACGCGGACTGACCAAGGAGGTCAATCACATGAACGAGTACAGGATCGAAGCGACCATACGCCGTGTCAATCATGAAATGTTCATGCACAGGAATGGGCTGGACATGCTCGTGGAAGACGTTGAGTGTCTGACCCCCTATCTGTCCAAGGACAGGGAGTCTTTCTGTTGCTCAGAAAAGCGCTTTCACATGATGGAGTCCGTGGGCTCTAGCAACCGTGTGCACATGGGGAGCATCACATGCGTCGTGGAGTGCGATCCCATCGACGAAGAGGATCTGTTGATCCTGTTGGACATGATCGCAAGCAAACACACAAGCAGCCACAGCATTGAGGCAATCACCAAGGAGGTGCAGTAGTCATGGGTTACACAACTACATTCGGCGGGGCATTCACGATCGAGCCCCCGCTCAACAAGCATGAGGTCAAGTACCTCAACAAACTCAACGACACACGCCGTATGTCCAGGAGCAAAGGCCCCTACTACGTGGACGGCGCAGGCTTTGCCGGACAAGACAGTGAGCCAGATATCCTTGACTACAATGTCCCGCCTGAGGGTCAGCCCAGCCTGTGGTGTGCGTGGACGGTCTCCGATGACGGCACCCGCATCATGTGGGACGAGCGTGAGAAGGCATACTGCATGGATGAGTGGCTGTCCTACATCATCGAACACTTCCTGAAGCCCGGTGCTGTCACAAGCGAGCTTGAGGTCATTGGCAGTGAGGCTTGGGTCAATGGGCCACAGTTTGCGCACTTCACGTACGATCACATCGTGAATGGCACTGTGACTGCCAGCGGCGAAGACCCAGGTGATCTGTGGGTGCTCATGGTGGAAGACAACGTTGTCCACATTGGATACTCAGTCATCAACTTTGTCACACCTGAGGGTCGTGTTCTGACTGCGAAGGAGACGTGGTGAGCGGGCTGGCCACAGTCACGCTGCGCTGGGAGGTCTTTCACACCTTTCAGGTGGCTGTAGACAATGTGGAAGAGGCACAGGCAGCGGCCACAAACGAGTGGCGCGATCTCATTGGCTGCCAAACGTACAACGGGCAAACGCCCGCCATGTTGGACACGGACGAGGGTGATGCGGTTCCCACGTGGGAGCCAACTGATGCTGTCCATGTCTCATGGGACCCAATCACAGAGGTGGAATCATGACCCGCTACGCAAAAGTCTATGGCCGGGGCCTGACACAGGAGATCGTGCAGGCTTACCTGCCCAGCAACTACGAGGTTAGAGGCACACACGAAGACGGCGCGATTGTCATCTGTGGTGTTGACAACCTTGGGTGGACACTTGACGACTACGTGATCCCGCGTTTGGCAAGTGGTAACTACACCGCACATGAGGCCACACAGGATGACCTAGACGAGGTCAGTGTGGGTCTGTGCTATCGCTGCCATGAGATCATTGAGGAGTTCAGCCTCACTGGTGGCGAGCCCAACATGTGGAAGGACAGTCAAGGCTCTGTGGCATGCGCGGAATGGCATGGCCATGATGAGAATGGCTGGTACGCTCCCATGCACAGTCCTGTAGATGACAAGGATCAGACTGTGATACGAGACAGCGATGACAGCTGTCTACAACAACACATTGCCAAGGAGGCATGACATGGAAAAGACAGACCGCAACAGGTACAAGGTTGTCAAGCAGACATGGGATCGCCCATGCGAGCACCCCGACTGCGACACGCTGCATCGCAGCCGTGCACGTTTCAACTGGGTGTCTGTGAGCTATGCGATTGACGGGCGCTCGCGCCACGAATCGTGGCATGAGGTCAAAGACACTGAGTGGATCATCATTGACAAGCTCACAGATGAGCGTGCGTTTGACGGTGGTGCTTACGACACCCGACATGAGGCCAAGTACTTCCTAGACCTGAACCTCAAGTGGCTGTGCACCGAGGCTCTTCGGGCGGCAGCCGTATGAACATGACATTCGGCCAGGCGCTAGAGCGCACGTTGTTTGCTGTGGCAATCCTGTTTGCAGTTCTGTGGCTGTGGGGCAAGTTCACCACCAAGCCAGACCTGTACGTCAAGCCACCCGCAAACGTGGTACACGATCGCTGCGAGTACGTCAGTGATGGACAACCTTTCTACATCGGTGATGACGACAGAACAGACATCGATGCAAACAACAATGGGATCGCATGCGAACCCGAGGACATGAGGTAGGCACATGCCACAGCTTCACATGGTCATGGGTCTGCCACAAGCAGGCAAGACCGAATACGCAGACACGACAATCAACATCCCAGATGACGCAAGCCTTGTGGGGATCGAGTCCTACAGCAGGGACACGTCAGGTGGGCCACGCATGACAAACGATGCGTGGGAGGACATCTACCGTGACATCAACTCGTCCTTTACACAGGGCGAGCACGTTGTGGTTGACGGCAACAACACACAGTCGTACAGCCGCAAGGAGATCCTCATGAAGGCGCGTGAGTTCGGTGTAGAACGCACCGTGCTGCACGTGCTGTGCACGCCACCAAGCGTGTGCTACAAGCGGCTACAGGCCGCATCGCAGGACAGGTCAAGCACGGGTAAGACAATCCGTCATCAGACCGACATGTTCTTCAGGTCGATGTCAGAGATCCCACACGAAGGATGGGATCACATCATCTACACACAAGGAGAAGCAGATGTTTGATGAGATTTTTTCCGGGCCACAGGGAATATTTGTGTTCGGCGCACTACTGCTGTTGATCGCGTTAGTACTCACAAAAGACAGGCACTAGGAGGTGCACGCAATGACTGAGAACAAACCCGTTCGCAGGTACAAGTACGGATTCTCTCCGTGTTACATGAACGCGGAGATGGACAAGTTCGTACACAAGCTCATCCCCACACTTCTGCGTAAACTCGCAGACAGACTTGAGCGCACATCGCCACGTTGGGGACTTGGCGCACAACTAACCGCAAGGAGAAATGCTTTGACCACTACAATCACAGACTGGCAGATCAAAGAGTCGCTAGGTGGACACCTAGGCAGGCGCAGTTATCTGTGCACCTGGGCCAATGGTGTGTGTCAACGATTCAGCGCAGACACCTCACGTGAGGCTCGGCGAATCGCAATCGAGTGGGCTGTGCGCTTTGAGATGAGCCCCACTCGCAGAGCAAACCCCGTGTTCGTCACGTGGGACAAGGAGACTCAGCATGGCTAAGGCAAACGACAAGCGTCGCCGCAAGGCATGGCTCACACGGGTCATGCGTGGCAACGCAAAGATGGGCAATCCAATGCCCGGATACTCCAAGCTGTACACACAGCCGCAGCCCAAGGGCTGGGAGCTGTCCAGTGCACTCGCAGCACGTGGTGCTGCACTGCGTGATGAGGTGGACGCGATCGCCAAGAGCATGGGCGACACGTTACCCAAGCCACGCACCCACACGACCCCCAATCGCTGGTTCTAGCCAGCATCTGGCTCTGCTGCAGGGTTTGTCGGTTGCCATTTGACGGCGACCGGCAACCCCAGTAGAGTCCCCCAATCCACAGGGCTAAGAAGCCCACACCACAAGTCTCAAAAAGGAGACAGACCATGAACGAACATACCCCCCTCCACCTATCGTTTCTGACGGACACGCCGCAGGCCCAGGAGCCCCCGGCACACGACCCGATCCCAGAGCCCGAGCCCACGTCGGCACCTGCCTCTGGCTTCGCTTTGGATCACAAGGGCATCGACTGGGAGCAGGCCCCATCGCAGGGCATCTACCTGTGGATGCGCGACGCAACGACTGCAGAGGTTGCTCGTGGCGGCAGCAGCCGCAGTCCTGCATCCCTGCGTATGCTCAAGGGCAAGAAGATCCGAGGCTGGGACACTGGCAAGGTCATCCCGGGCAACGTGAAGACCACAGCCGAGGCCATGCAGGTTGCAGGTCTGGACTGGACGGTAACCCAGCGTCCTGTGTATGCCCACATGCTGGCCATGGACGAGCAGGGCAACCTGCCCGAGGATCATGTGGACACGGAGCAGATCCGTGCATCCCGCTTCCTTGCCAACGTACGTGATGACAACAACGAGGTGCTTGGTGTTGTCGGCAAGAACTGGCGCGGCCCTCAGAACTGGGAGGCATTCACGTTCATGGATGACCTCGTAGACGACGGCAGTGCCAAGTGGCTGGGCGCAGGTGAGATCGACGGTGGTCGTCGCATCTACGGGCTCACACAGTTCTCACGTGAGATCCTTGTGGGTGGCGACGAGGACGAGCGCTGCATCCCGCTGGGCTTCCTGTCGAACGGCTGGGACGGTGGCCTGTCGGTCACGATCACAGTCGCACCGTTCCGCCTTGCATGCACAAACGGCATGACGATCCCCATGGAGGGATGCCTGCGTCAGTGGAAGGTACAGCATCGCCGCAACGTCAAGATGAATCTGGACGATGCACGCAAGACGCTGCAGTTGACTGTCGGTTACATGGATCTGTGGGAGGACATGGCTAACTCCATGATCTCCACCCGTGTGGACGACGCTGGCTTCAAGCGCTTTGTGGACACGCTGGTGCCACTGCCCACGCCGGGTGTGGCTGGTGCCGACGACAAGGGCTACAAGCGATCGCTGACGATCGCCACGGAGACGCGAGAGCTGATCTCGCACACGTACAAGACCGACGATGACCTCGCTAACATCCGGGGCACCGTTTGGGGCGCGTACAATGCCGTGGCGGACTACGCAGACTGGCAGGCACCGCAGCGCGGTGAGCGCAAGGCCGAGAAGGCCCTGCTCCGCAGCGTTGAGGACAGCCCGCTGAAGAACAAGGCATACGCGATCCTCAAGGACACGTACGCTCTGGCGGGCGTCTGATCATCACACCGGGGAGGGGGCGTGTGCCCTCTCCCCAAAGCGTTGCGCAAGCAACAGACAGGAGCACATCATGAGCACGAACAAACTTACCGCTATAGCCTCCGAGGGCGCCACAGGGTGGGCTGAAATGCACGCCACCAAGTATGCGAGAGCATTCAACATGATCACGCATCTGGAGTCCGCCACGGAGGAGTTGCCCGTGGACACGACACACATGCCGGGCCCATGGTCGATCACATACGGTGGTGACGAGAACATCGACTCTTCGCTGTACTCTAGCCTTGTCACAGCAGCACTCAACTGTGTGATGCACAAGGGCCAGTACCTCACAATCACGATTGAGAGTGCACTTGGCGAAAGGGTCGCCTTTGACTGTACGGTGCTCACACAGACCGCCGTGCAGGGCAAGCCATGGAGCGATTCGGACTCCCCGCACGTCATGGTCTATGCATGGTATCCGCTGACGGACAGCGTGGGCATAGAGCCGATCAAAATCTATCTGCATCAAATCATCAACATCCACTTCCCGTGAGCGAGCAGATAGAGGCAACACTCACACGGCCTGACCTTGGCAGTCTGGCGTACGTCACGATCGGTGACAAGCGCTGGACTTTCCCGTGCACAGCACAGGCACATGAGCTCATGCGAAAGCATGGCGAGGTGACTTACGTGCGCAGGTCGTATGGCAACAACGGCTCAACAGAGCACTACCTCATTGAGACAGGACGGCAATCATGAGGTGGGTTTTTGAGCACATAGGTATTGGTATGGTGATCGTCATGTTCGTGTGGGGATTCCTAGATCCGCGACCGCGCGACGACTCCATGCGCAGGGGCAAACGATACCGACAGAAGAGGTACTGGCGATGAGCGACAACACAACCGGATTCTTGATCCGCAACGTCGACAAGGACACACGTGAGATGTTCTCGCGCTACGCCAGAGCACAGGGTCTGCGAAACGCAGACATGATCGTTGGCCTCGTACAGCTTTATGAGGTCATGTCTCAGCTTGCAATCAAGCAAGACAACGAGCACGCACAGAACCTGCTTGAGCGAAGTGGTCTCAAGCCAACCCACATTGGGGAGTAACAACATGGACTTCAGTTTTCACGCACGTACATTTCCAAGCCGCGAAGAAGCCACAGCGGCGTTCTATCGCATCAACGCACAGATGCAGGAGCAGATCCCAAATGCGTTCCTGACAATGTCAGAGGCAGACACGGGCGAGTTTGCCGTGCTGCTTGGTTGTCACGACATCGATGCTCATTTTGTGGACAGCGTCGAGCCCGCCTGGGCGTATGGCGAGCCGATCGACATCGACATGGATACATGGATGGCCCTTGAGGCCAGTCACAGCAGGCACATCGCAGCCCACGCACGGCGCAATCCGGGCGAGGACTTGAACATTGTTCAGCAGAACGTGCGCGTCGCTCATGACGGCAGGGAAGACGTAGAGTAGTCATGGAGAAGATCATCGGCTACGTGCGCGTATCAACCGCTGATCAGGCCTTGTACGGCGCGGGGATGGATGCCCAGAAGGGCTCCATCCTCCGTGCGTGCGAGTACAAGGGCCTAGCTGTGCATGGGATCATCGCAGACGAGGGATACAGCGCAAAGACAATGAAGCGCCCCGGCCTTGAGAAGTGCCTGCACATGGTGCGTTCGGGCGAGGCCGACGGGCTTGTGGTCACCAAGCTTGATCGTCTGTCACGATCGATCAGAGACTTCTCAGAGATCATGGCTGCCTCACAGAAAGAGGGCTGGCGACTGATCGTGCTTGAGCCTGAGATCGACTTCTCAACGCCGTTCGGCAAACTGCTGGCAAACATCCTTGCCTCATTCGCAGAGTTTGAGCGTGACATGATCTCCATGCGCACACGTGAGGGGATGCAAGAGAAGAAGAGACAGGGTGTCAGGTTTGGTCAACGCACACAGATACCTAATGAGGTGCAACAGATCATCCGGGCTCGTCATGCCTGTGGGCTTACCTACAGGGAAATCGCAGATGAACTGTCGCGGGCACAGATCCCTACTCCAACTGGCAAGGCCTTTTGGGCACATCAGACTGTCTACGATCTAGTCAAGCGTGACTACCAATGAGGGGAAAAATCATGCGAATGTACATTGCTGTGTGTCTTGCCATGCTCGTGTTGTGTTCTACAGCACAGGCAGAACTGAGGACACGACCCGCTCCAGCTAAGGCCAAGCGTGAGATGCGCACGGGCGTCATGCCCGCAAACAGTGCCTTCTTCATCGCCATTGGGCGCTGTGAGCAGCCTGCACCCAGGGACAAGCGCCTGCCTAGTGGCAAGTGGAAACGTGGGTACGAGTGGGGCATCAACTGGCATCACCCCGGCCCCACGTATCCGGGTGGGCTTGGAGTGTTTGCTCCGCTGTGGACAGAGAAGGGCATCAATGGTACCAAAATGGCACCATCGCCCGACAAGGCCACACCCATTGAGCAGATGATCCATGCACAGATGATTGTCAACAAGTACGGCCTGTATGCGTGGGGCTGCACAGGCAGAGCACTGGCAGTGGCGCCACCAATCCTGTAGGCCCACTCACCGCGAGTAGCTCAGTGGATAGAGCATCCGCCTTCTAAGCGGACTGTCGCAGGTTCGATCCCTGCCTCGCGGACTATGTAGATGCTGTGTATGTCTTGCCGTGGAAAATGCATGTGCCCTCATGGATTGGCACAAGCTCCACGTGGAAGGGTCCGTCGCCCTCCTCGTAGTACACGACAGCAATGCCCTGCTGCCAGTTCTCCCACGACTGCACAGGGCGGCCGTAGATGTCAGTCGACGCCTTGAAGCCCGGCACTGCGCCGTCTACACGACACAGACAGCCAGGACACGCGGCGAGGTTTGAGCGCGAACCAGATCTTACTCGGCGCGTTTGGTGCTGCATCTCGATCCTGTGGATGTGACCAAAGATGATCGACGATCGCTCATCACCAACCACAGCCGCAGCGGTTGATCCACCAGAGCGTGCTTTGTGTCCGTGGATACAGGCAAGCCCGTCATTGATCCAGTAGATGTTGGCAGGATAGCCCTCTAAATACTGGATGTTGAGCTCGTCCATGCGCAGCAGGAATGGCAGCGACAGGACAGGCCAGCTCTTGGGCACATTTGCGCGCTGCAAACCAAACGCGGACTGCGAGTTCTGCACGATAGACTTCTCAAGCCGTCTGTCATGGTTGCCCTCAAGCAGGACAATCTCTGCGTCAGGCGAAGATGCGCGTTGCTGGGCCAACCAGCTATGTGCTCGATCAATCGAGCGCTGGGTTGTGCGAGCGAAGCCAGGCTCCTGTGGGTGACGCGAGAACTCGGGAAGGTCAACCAGATCTCCAAGGTTCACAATTACGTCAGGCTGCAGTTTTGCAACGATCTGCATGGCAACATTCATAGCTTGCTCGTCGTGGAACGGATCGTAATCGTCGCGCAAGATGTCGCGCCTGAAGCCGATCTGCGGATCAGGAAGAATCACAGCAACCTTGGTACCAAACTCTGACATGTCTCTGACGCGAATCTTGGCGGGCTTGATGACAGTCGGTGCTGCCTGCTGAACCACAGGCCATTCAGGTCCATCTTCCCACTTGGGCTCAATGACAATCTGCGCGGACCTGAGGTCAGTGACGACAGCCTCGCCATCCTCATCCTTGTGAGCCATCTGCCATTCGTTCAGGCGCACTGTCTTGACAGACTTGATCTCATCAAGAGGGATGTTGGCGTTTTCCAGAAGGTCAGCCAATCGACCAAGCGATTCTCTGCTGGTCGGCACACCGGCGTTCTTTTGGAACTCTCGCTGCCGACGCTTCAGATTCTCAAGTTTCTGATCTGGGAAGCTGGTGCGGATCTCGTTGTCAGTAGTGCAAGCGAGTAGGCGAGCGCGTGTTTCGTCTGTCCATTTCACAACTGTACTCCTTCCGTCAGTCTAGACCCTATCGAAAGGGTCAGACAGACAGTGTCAGGAGACCCTCACGATAACACTAGGTGGCTTAGCATTCCGCTCGCGACGCCAAAGTCCTGCTCCGTCAGCCTGACTACCAGCCTGTCCATCACTGGTGTTACCTTCCACGGTCAGGATTGCGCCGGTCAGGAGATTGGGGCGACTGCGGATGGCACCGATGTGATCCACGGGATAGCTGCCGTCAAACTCAAAGCACTCAAAGTCACCGGGCCTTGCAAGCGTCCAGTGAACAACACTAATGCCGTACTTCTTTGCCTTAGCCGCATCGACCCATCCCTGTACCCATGCCTCGGGCTCGCGCCGAACGAACTCGCCC